ATGCATAGGGGGGGTCATTTTGACGGACCCCTCCCCCTATCAAAATGGACAGAGGAACAGGTCTAATCAAAATGATTTCATTCAAAATAGATTTTTTATTCATCTTTTTCTTCTTTTACAAGTTTCTTGTAAATTCCAAAAGGATCTATAGCAATGATCTGATCAATCGCTCTTTCAATTTCAATTTGGTTTTCTTTGTCAGAGAACTGATCTGTAGTACGGGCCAGACGAGCCAGATAACCGCAAGAGTTATAGCCATGATCCATATCGAAACGCCACCAATTCGCAAAGTCATCAAAAGGATCGAAAGGATTGTCAAATGTTGTTAATGCAACAAGACGAGACATTAACTTTCACCTCCATTTAAATACTTTGCAACAGTTGAAGACGAAATTCCCAATGCTTCAGCAATCTGTGCATTTGTAGCACCTTTTGCAGACATTGTTTGAATTCTGGAAACCTTGGCTGTAGACAAAGCAGTTGCTGTTTTCGGCATCGCATATTCACGAATCTTATCCATATCAGAGAATCTAAAGATTTGCATAAGCTTAGAATCACTAATGGCACCAGATTGAATGGCTTTCCATTCTTTATCTGTGATATCAATTCGTGTACCCTTGCTAGAAGCGCCAACACGTGCACGAGCATCATTAATTGCAATTTGCCGAACCTTATCAAGATCTTTTTTATTCTGTTTATCTTTTAGTTCTGGATAAGCTTCAGTCTTGGCATTAATGATCGAATTGGCAATGGCTTGTGCCCGGCGCTCCTTAGGGATGTTAAGCTGAGCCTTACCCAGTTTAGCATTCAGAGAGTTAACCTCTTCGGCATAGGTCTTAGCAGAAGAGGGGCTATATTCCAAGCGAGGGGTATTAACCATCTGTTTACGGGCTTCATCAGCAAGAGCCTTCATATGGTTTGCATAGTCGGCATAGGCTTCTTCTTTTGGATGGCCAGAAGATAACTCATGTGCATCAGCACGATTCAGAATCTTAGGAACTTTGGTAGTAGCTTTGACGGGGTTACCATCCTTATCCCGGCGGTAGTCGCCAGTTTCTCGATCCCAAATGAGTCGTCCAGATTCTTTATAAGTAACCTTACCGGTTTCTTTATCAATGACGCCAGATCCACGACGCTCGGGAACATCATCGGTCTGTTTATGCTGAGACACGATTGTTGATGCGCCACCTTCGTGAACATTACCATCAGCGTCGATCCATCGCTGCCATTTCTTAGTCAGCTCGGCAATGTTATTATCTTTAGCAGATTGGCGATAATCATACTTATGCTTAACAGCATCGATAACAACCATACTATGCTTAACAGCTCTAGCGACTTCATCTTCTGGTGCGCCACGCAAAGTCATATCAGTAATCAGATTCGACACTACACCCATTTGCTTTTGCTGATAATCTTTCTTCATGGGTTTTATGTTAGATCCTTCAGGAATTGCATAAATTTCAGGGTCAAAGTTCTCAAGTTCTTTGAGATACTTTCTATGCTGAATATTAATGCCATTCTTTCCAGTAGGAATTGCAACAACAGTATCGCCATCAAAGTCTGCACCAGACAATTGTCGAGCGGTTTTTGGGTTAATACCAATAGCATCGGTTACAGATGGGCCAAGAAGTTTTTCGCCCTGTTTGTCATTATTATTGACTGTCAATACTGGAATCTCAAATGTACCAGCATGCGGGAAACGAACTAGGGCAAGCTTAGTGCCGTTCTCATAGTTAGGCGCATAGACTTCATTCTCTTTGATCTTAGGCAGAGGAAGAATGACCTGCGTTGTTTGACCAGGAAGAGCAGCGGCTTTCAAGCTAACAGCAGCGGTCTCACAAGAACCAGCAAAGTCTGCCAGAAGTTTTCTTTTAACAGTTGGATTGGTAAGTTGGGAGATCTCATCATACTGTTCTTTATACTTGCCATACTGCTCATTCAGCTGACGATTGATCAACTCGATTGGCTGTTTAGAGAGAAACTGAGAAGACAGACTCTTAGCTTGTTTTTCATAGTCACCTTCTTCTTTTAGCTTATTGACAGCATTTAGTTTCCGCTCGCCATTCTCATCAGTATACCAGCTTTGTCCGCCAGCCTTGATTAAAGCACCGAAAGGATTATCTGGATCATCTTTAATAGGCTTTAAAACTTTCTCAAATGGTGTTCCAGTAGGTTTGTTGGTATTGAACACAATATCTTTTCCATCAGGAATATCGTCAGAGTACATAGCCATACCCTTAAGATAGTGTTTGCCATCAACCATAATTCGAACCTGAGCATAATGACTATTACCAAGATCCAAGTCCTTTACACCAGGACGAATCAAGATAACACCATCCATATCGGATCCGCCTTGATCGCCATACTTAATATCGACACGCTTACTGTCAATGCTGGATGGATATTCTCTCTTATCCCAGCGAGTACCACCATCAGTAGAATGATAGTCAGCAACAGATGCGATTTCGCCGACATTCTTGTATGCATATGCCTGATCATATTCTGGATTGGCAAGAACTTCAACAGTGGTTCGAAGCTTTGTGTTTGTGGCTTGTGCTATGCCAACACCATAACGCTGATATCCTTCAGCTTCAAGCATTCGAATAGCTGTGTCAAGTGTGTCTCGACTAACACCAAGTTCTGATTCAACCTGGGCGCCAACATCGAGCATCTTCTTATTCTTCAATTCTTCTTTCAGAATCTCAGCAGTCTTAGCAGGTGCTTCAGTTCTTTTAATAGATTCTGGGTTCAGCCAGCTACGGACGGAACTTTCGTTTACGCCAAGTTCTCTCGCAATCTCGCTTGTATTTTTGCCATGTTCCATCATAGATCGCACAGTTGCAACACGATCCATCTTACGCTCATTAGAAGCGATACGAATAAGCAAACGCAACTCTTTTACAGAGTCAACCAACATAGCATCGCAGATTTCTTTCTCATTCATTCCGCTCTTTTTAAGCTCATCGACACGAGAAATCCAGTCACCACTGCGCTGATAAGGGTTATCACCACTGCCCCAAGGATATCTGCCGGAACGGCGCTTGATACCATAATGCATTAACTGGTCCTGATCCGTGGCGCATCCATAATAGCCACGAATCTCATCTGCTAAGCTCATGCGCTCATTCCTCCTCTAATTGAATTTTAGATAGCTCAGTGTCAAACTGAACAATCTTGTTACAAATGTCCTTGATATCTGCAGCTTCTGGATTATGACAAATAACCTGATCTTTTTGATAGATCCGAAGTTCAGATCCGTCAAGTGATGTTGGTCTGATCTTATACTCAAGACAGAACAATGCCGCATAAATCATAAGTTGATCCATGCTTACTGGATTCTCGCCAGTCTTAAGATCATGTATCCTTAGAAAATTCTTTCGATAGCTAATTGTGTCAGCATGGCCAAAACAATTCGGCGAGTAAAATAAAAGCACCTCGGGATCCATGCAGTACCCAATTGCATCATTCACGTACATATTAAGTGTTCTAGGCTGTTTAGGCAATCTTTGCCTCAGCTTTATGCACTTAGCAGCGAATTCATGCAACTCGGTACCGCGTTGTTTTGCCTGCTCATTGAAATATCTTTGTCTCAAAGTTTCAGTATCATAGCGAAGCCATGTATGCTTACTCGGACTTAAGAATGCATGCTTATCTTCGAATTTTGAATGATCGTTCCATTTCATCGAGGACTGCCTCCTTATTCTCGGGATAGATGAAACGCCCAAAGCCTAAATTGTCGGCCATTTGAATATAAAGATCTTGATTAGGCTGATGTATTTCATTACTGCTTTTCTTGCATTCGAGCATAGCCCAACATCTGTTCCATAGAACAGTAAGATCGGGAATGCCCTGCAAATAGTTAGCATCATTCTTCAATACGATTGCGCCAGGAAATCGTTTCTTGATTTCTTTTACAAGATCTGCTTGAAACTTGTTCTCCTTTCCCGCCATTTTATTCACCTCATCTTTTTAAGAAAGAAAAGAGAGATTGATGGGAATCGAACCCATAACCTTCTACCTTGCGGTAGGTGCTCTCCCATTTAAGCTACAATCTCTCAAAGGAACTTCTAATAAAAGTCGCCCATTATTTTCTATTCCTCTCCATAAAAGAGCATGATATTTTCGCGAATTCAAAAGTAGCTTATTTTGACCTTAAGCCCAAATCCAAAACCCAAGAATCAATGCAACTATGAATCCTATTGAATACGCATATGCAACAGGCTCAATCTCAGTATCTTTATTGCAAGCAAGCGCAATAATTTCAGTGCCAATGATCCAAGCACAAATAATAATAAAAACTTTAATCATCCTTATCCTCCAGATTATCCAAATAGATCCATTCTGTATCTAACTTCTCAGTAATCTTATCGAGTTTCTTAGATTTTGAAATCAGCAATCTGGAAACAGCATCTGTAAGCTCTCCAACAATTGCCAACACAAAAAATATAATTACATAATGCATCACAGAAGGATCTTTTGCAATAATGCAACTAATCAAAAATAGAAGCGCAACAACGCAGTTAACAAAACACATTTTGACCTCCAAAATTGTACATTTTTAGTCAGCATTTTACATCATCTTTTTCTACCTATTTTGACCTTATTTTTTCACTCAAAAATAGGCTATGGGACAAAAGACCAAAAATTTTTCAATTATTTTTATATATTATTTCAATTTCTGAGATAAATTAAATTAAAAAGTGGTCTTTTGGCCCAAAAAACCCTGAAACCCTTGTGCCGCAACGGTTTGAGCATGGGACAAAAATTTTTCACTGACCACTTTTTTGGCCCATTGGACCACTTTTTGGCCCAAAAATGCCGAATTTTCCGAGCTGTGTTATTTTCGCGAATGAATTTTTGGACAAATTTTTGGCCCATTTGAAATTTTTGTCCCATAAAGTGTCCCATAAATTTGCGCGTTTCTAAGCATCCCGAAAAGCTTCAAAAACCTTATGAAACGTCCTTCCAAATGACCAAAATTTCGTCATCATACCACTCTTTCGTACCCCTCGAATCCATCGTCAAAAGATACGGAGCATCCTCTAAATCGCACCCAAAAACGTCATAATCATACTCATAAACCATGCCATTTGACCCACGAAAAGCACGCCAATCACCTTCCGAAATCGGCTCACCAGGCATGTAATATGTTCTCTCGTCAGCCCAAGCGACTCCCTCATCGAGCTCAAAATCGCATGCTTTTGCATGAATACTTCCCAATCCAGAGAGCCCCAAAAGGCCCATTCCGATCAGAAAAAGAACTGCTAAAACTCCAGAAATCACTCTCGAAACCGTCTTTTTTGTCCATTTTTTCATCATTTTCACCTCTAAAAATGGCCATTTTGACCATAAATTTTCGATTTTTAGGTAATATTTTGCTCTTGCGAGCATTATTTCGGAGTTTTACTCCTCAAAAATAAAAGGAAGAGAGCCCGTTTCCGAGCCCTCAATCCCCACATTTTAGTTGTTTTCCTTCCGACAAATGACCATTCCGACAATGTCCTTCGTATTTTCGGGATCGCCAAGCAATTCAACTGCCTTATTAAAGCTATTAATCTTGCCATTGAAGTTATCTTCATTGAAAAATCGATCAAAAGTATACTTTCCAGGCTCAATTTCAAGCTCGCGTGCGAACATTCCAATATGAATATCCTGCGCGAAATCCCGAATTGCCTGATTTTTGCCTACTTTACAACCATCGATTATTCCCCAAAGATACATCCCAACGCCGTAGACGAATACACTTCCGCCAACCGCAATTGCAGCTTTGTTCTCCTTCACGAATTCAATGCCTTTTTCCTTCATTTCTTTGATCTTCATAAGAAAACCTCCTTAAAATTTGTGGGTTTATCCCATTATAGACTAAGATTTTCTCACGAATTAAGCAGGACTAAGCGCCTGACCGATATCAACTCGACTAGCACCACTAAAAAGATCTACAATTTTGATGGTCTCTTTCGTAATTCTCGTAAAGAATTCGAGCATCTCCTCCACAGTACTCATAGACTTGATTGCTTTCAAGAAAAGATATGGTGAGAGAACCTTATCTTCATCTTTGATTGTTGCGTATAAACACGTGAATGGTTCCCAAAGAGGGCTACATTCGCCTGCTTCGATATAGTGATCGTACTTAAAATCTTCAGACTTTAGCCGATAAATAAAGATATACATCATAAACACCCTCTATTTCACATTTTAAGGCCCCTAGGAGGCATTTTGACCCCCTAGAGGTATACTTATACTGTCATTCTTCAATCGGCTTAGGATCCCATCCGCAAAAGCTCTGGAGTACATTCATAGAATCCGGAATCGCCTGCTCAGCTACATTGGCGCTCTCAGTCTTAGCCGCATTGCAAGCGATCTTATAACGTTCCTGCTGAGCCTCCCAGGCCCCGCACATGCAATTCCAAATGAATGCACGATTATGAGGTTCATCCGTCATCCGTCGGCACCACTTCATGAAATGCCGCATGGCAGAATCGAAGTAGATCTTGGGATCAATGCCCTTTCGCCAATTGTTTTCAGAATACTTTCGAGCACCGTCTTCGTAATGTTTGGCAACTTCAAGCATTGCATTGGCCCATTCGTCATTCAAAAGTATGGTGACCGCTCCCTTATCGTCAAAGCTAAACGATTGATGATTGAAACCATTTTGACCATTCATAGGATCCGGAGTCATCTGCTGGAACATAATGAAGGTTGCCGCCATTCTGACAAAAGTATTCTCGATTTCCTGAAGACGATTAGTAGGATTCTGGTAATTTCCGCATACAGCTTCCGTGTCATTGAGCTCTTTGTCCATCCATTCCGCATATTCTACAATCGGGCCAATACACTGGTAAGCGCTAACCGCTTGGTACTTGCCATTACAAACCTCATAGCCATAATGTCTGATATAGAAGAGGTCGCCCATCGTCTCACGGATCCCCAAAGCAATCCCCCAAGGGACAAGATCCATTCGTCCTTTTCCTTCCTGCATATCTCGCACAGCACCTGTCTCAAACTCTCTGCGATTGCCACTATCTTTCAACTCTGCCATTTTTATTCTCCTCTGCAATCAAATTATTAAAGCGTAATGCATTTTCGAAATTATTGGTTCGAGAAACTGTATGGTTTCTACTAAACCGATAACAAATCAAATCCGGTACCCCAAAATAACTATCTTTGGCATCAGAATTATATACCTGATCCATATTCTTCGAGATCATTCTGTAGTCATCTTCAAGCTTGCAGATTCCTTGATGCACACATTCATCGCATTTACGCAATTTAGCCATTTTGACCTATCCTTTCCATCCATGTTTTTTATAGTATTCCACCAGATCCATTGCTTTTTGAACAGCCCAAAGAGTCTCCAAGGGTAGATTGTAGCCAGTAGAATGATCAAAACCCTTAAATCCCTCTGCAAGAAACGCATTTTGAGCAATATGAGGATATTCTTTAGTAAGCTGTTCGAGCTCCAAAGCCCATTCTGCCCATTTTTCATCAGGAATAAGGTTCTCATCTAATCGATAATAGATGATTGAGTGCACCAGGAGCTTCTTTCGAAAATATTCAATACGCTCTTTTACCCATTCAACATCTGCTGGAACGAGATTTTGTGCTTGTGTTCGTTTTTGCACTTTCTGCCTCCTTAAACTCTGTTGGAACCCTAGAATATAGGTTCGAAGGATTCTGCAAGCAGTCGTTGCAGGGATCTTCGCCCTCGTCTAGCTTATAAAACTTGCATTTAGGGCAGAATTCATCAAAGCGGACTTCCTTTTGAGGATACTCCATATTGACTCACCTCCAGATTATTAATTCCACAGGATTGCCAGTTGCCATTTTTGCAGATGACATGGCTTCCTTTCGGCAAATCTCGATCGCCAAATGCGGCCCAAACCAGATCCTTTAACCGAATTGTTTTTCTTCTACGTACGTAATAGTTTCTCTGGTCTGCAACAGAGACACAAGAAATGTGCTCGTTTTTATAAACACTTTCGAACGGATGGACCAATGTAGGAAGACCACTATAGTCTAAAACATAAAGATCCCCAGTAGAAACTAGACGATAACGAGCACCTCTCCAAAGAAATTCCACAGTTCGATATGACACGTACTTATGAAATGAAATATCGTGTGTTTCTGCAAAGAATCGATCAATGCTCGCTGTTGACTTTCTAATAGTTGCCATTTTGACCACAACTCCCATACTTTATTTGGTTAAAAAGGTATCGAGCTAGGATCTTGCATTGCTGACGATGCTCACATTCTACCCGAATTTGATCGGAATCTGATCGCTTGATTGTCCTTGCCTCAAAATTTCGACAATTTTGGCAATATTCTTCCAATTCTAGCTTAATTGGCACACACTTCACCACCCATTGCGTTACTAATGGACTTCTTACCGTCCAAAATCGCCATCAGAAGGTCGAGATCCTCCTGAGCGAATGCCGTTGTGAGAGTAGAATCAAGAGTGCCATCTGCGCGGCGAACATTCTTAACAATCGCAGCAGCGCGAATACCATCCGGATTAGTGCGAACTGTTATTGTGTAAACAATTTTTTCTTCCATTTTGATTCGTCTCCTTATAAATCTTTAAAATTTTCAATCCAATACTTCATATCATCCGCATTAGCGAAGCCTGAAAGTCGGACTGCCTCTTCAATTTTTAGGTCAATCTGCATCATCATATGATCTGCTATATTTTTAGGAATAACCTGACGTTCTGCCATAGCTCGAATAACATCAAGCTGTTGATTAACCTCCTGAAGAATCTTAAAAGCTTCAATAGCATCTCGCAGGCCAACTGGTTTCCGAATAACAACCCTTTGAATATTACTATAATCAGCCATTTTCAAGTTCCTTTATGTATTTTGGTCGAATTGGATTTGCATTTTTCGCATATAAGCACCCTCATTGAATTTCTTTTTGTTGCTCAATGCGCGGGATATAGCTGCGTCAATTCCAGATCGGGATTTAAGATGGAAGTAGTACAAGTCCACGAACCGCGTGTTAAGTCGATCGATGCGTCCGCAAGCCTGCTGAAGTTGCTTATAGCTATATGTCTGGGAGAAAAAGACAATGGTATCGGTTGTGATGCAGTTCCAACCCTCGGCTCCGGCATTATACTGTACCAAGTAAACCCATTCCGGTCCGTCCGGCACTTCCTGATGAGCATGTCCATTCCATTCTCCTATCTCGCATCCATCCACATTCTCGAATAAGTTCAAAAGGATCTCGCGTTCGTAATCGTAGTTATAGAAAATGATGAGTTTTGGGTGATCTTCAAAGATTTCCATCAATTTGACCTGACGATCAGTATCCTCATTCACGATCCTACGCATGCCAAAACACAATTCTGCCGCGTTTTTGACCGGTTCGTTTGTCCAAATATTGAAACGTTCCTTAATAAAGGCCCTATATTCCAAATGCGAATAATTGCACCAGACATCTTCATGATGTTGAACCGTGCTACGTTCGAAATCCATCTCAACCAGGACGCGATCTCTTAAACGTTCCAGTCTTTTCGTGTTGAAATATCGATCGACTTTTGGAAACTTTGCAAAACGACTCCAGATTACGTGTTGGTTGCAGAAGTCAGTTTTGTTTTTATAGAATCCGTTAGCAATGAATACGGGACAATAGTCCATCCAGGTGTCGCCCGGCGTGGCCGACAAGATGAGCCATATATTGCCTTTTTGCTGGTCTGTGATGGAGAGAAATGACTTGACCCATTTTCCATATCCTGTGACCCGGTCTTCATCGAAAATGAAGAAAGAATTTCGTATATTGATGTATTTTTGTATATTATTCCAACTGTCGATGGCGACTGTATGGGTATAAATTGCTATATTCTGATCTGTTGTGATAAGATAGAGGACCATATCGCCATTCCATTCATTTCGGTCTCTTTTTGCGGCCGTGGTGATAATATAAAGGTCCATAGGTCTTTCCCGCATTTTCGAATCTTTTCGCCGTAAGTCACCGCCATTAAGTTGAAAGAAATACCCGAGAGCAGTGCGTGATTTACCGCTTCCAGTGCCTCCATTGAGGATGCACCCGCTTCGCATTCTTTGCAAAGCATCCATCTGAAAATCGTAGAGGAAGGGGGATCGAGTCTGAGCAAATCTGGGTCGAAGACTATCTGCCATAAGGCCATTTTGATCCTCCTTACCAAGTGATGTATGATCTTAAAAGGCTTGCCTCTTCATGAGTAATAATTCCATCTTTAATCGCTCGAATGCGTTGATCTACAAGATCACAATCAGGATATATATCAGCTAAGACCGTTCGGATACTTTGTGTATCTTCTGAAAGCTTTGCAAAATTGCGATAATAAATTTCATTCAAGACGTCCATAATTACCTCCTTTTCAAAAGAGAAAAGAGCCCGATCATTTTGACCGAGCCCTATTTCTCATTTGTAAATGAATTGCAATGCCAATATAAATAATAATGCCAAACCTGTTAAAATAACTGTTGTACTATTATCATCCATTTTCATTTTATCACCTCCATAAAGGAGGCGGTTTTTATCGCGAATGAAGTTCAGGATGCTCTAAAGGATCCGGAGGAAGCTCTTCATATTCTTTAGCAGCTTTTTCGGCAGCTTCGTCAAGGAACTCCTCGAATATTTTCTCCGAACGAAACGGCTAGCCCGTTGCCGCGAATAACTTTTTTGGAATCAATAAGCCGATTAATGGCGTTTGCTCCGCCATACATTTTCTTAGCAACCGCTGCAACGAAACCAGCATATTCACTGTATTCATCGTTCTCATTGCATTTTACAACAGTTTTTGTGCCATCAGTCCAGTAGACAATCGTCGCAGCATCGTGATAGATGATTTCTTTAACGCCATATTTCATCATATTATTCCTCCTCGAAATTCCATTATAGTCGACCTTGGTCTCACATCTCATGCCATCGACACCTGCAAACCATTCTCGATTTACAAAATTCCGTGTATGCTCGTTTGCTATATATTTTCCAAGTTCATTAAGTGTCATATTTTTCCCTGCATTCTCACGATCTTTTCTGGCGAAAATAATCTGATCGAAACGTTTGCGAAATACTGTTTTGTCAACAGATGCCACTTGATCTACATTTAGGCAGTGTTCAGTGCCCATACTATCTTGATCAGTTGGCGAATATACTCGAACGATAATTCTAGTCCCAGCAGGACTACTTAAAATTCTTTGAATATATCCGGGACAATTAAAGTCTTTGCGCTCTCTATCAGAGATGATAATATATTCGGTTCTCTCCATTTATTTTTTCCTTTCGAAAGCTTTTTTCTTTCTGCCAATCCACTCATCTTGAGTAATTAATGACCAGCGACCATTTTCCTCTTTATAGTAAAGATTAATTGGCCGCACTTCTCCGGTGGGAAGTTTTACAGAAACCAAGTTCATGGTATCGAAATCGTCATTTGCCGGATCCATTAGAAAATCCGTAACATATGCGATATACTTTTTTTGGGTCGGCATATAAGGAAATTCAATAGGAAACATCCCATCAATAATCCTCGTAATGAAGCTATTATGAAAAAAAGCAGAGCTAGTATCTACCGGATTTTTACAAAGAATTCGATCGTTATCTGAGAATCTGATAATTCCAGTATTCTTGTTTACCATTTTGAACAAGCTTGGCATACGTTTATGCTGGAAGGTAACTTCATTTTCATGATCGTATGCATGATTCCACATAATCTCTGTATCTTCAAGTGGCATCAAAGGAATCTCATGCATTAGATTCTCCAAAATTCCACGAGTAATCACGAAGCTCGTCCCGCTATGGCCATCCTTCATGAGTTTTTCATAAGCTCTTAATGCCGAGTCGTAGCAAGCAATCATATACTGTGCTTCATCGTTTTTATTCCGTTTTAACTCTGCCTTTGCCAATTGAACTTCCTGCCGTGCCCAATCGTACATACTCATTTTGATTCACCTCATATATAATTTTAGAGCCGCTATTTATGTATCGAAGGGCGGCTGGTCCTCCGTTTGGTGCCCCATCGGGGATTTGAACCCAGGACCGATCGGTTATGAGCCGACTGCTCTAACCAGCTGAGCTAATGGGGCATATCAAATGGGCTGCATTTATGACATTTAACCTTAAGAGATGGTTTGCTACAAAAATATTGAGATTGCCTGAATCCCTTTCAATTCAAAAATATGATTTGAAATATTTTTACCATCTATAAGGCACCCATTTTGACCTAATTACATGTCGGCGTACTTAGCAGCAAACCGGCTCTGCTGAATCGTCACATACAGCTCCTGCAGATATGCCTTGATACGAGTGGTACCGTTGTCATCCCACAGACGAGGACGCACAACGATATCAGAAGTGATAATATCGGCGCCGTCGAGAATATCGAGGTCCTCTTCATCGAGCTTCGTCTTGTGACCATCGCAGATCATGTAGATTTCGGGCTTCTTCCAGAAGTTGAAGTTGATAGACACATCCAGAACGTGCTTGGGAGCGTCGCCTTCGTTCCGAGGACGCAGAATCCGAACATTCCAGCCATCTTCGCTCAGATGCTGGGCCATATCGGGGTCATCAACGACTACGGAGAAGGTTCGGAAACCTTCCTGGCGCTGATACTTGGTGGGGCGACCAGAGAAGTTCTTGAAGGTGATCTCGGCATTCTCGAAATAGATGTTCTCAGGGTTCAGCATAGTTTTGTTCTCCTTTAAATGAATATATTTTAGCGCAGTTAGCGTACTGCAAAAAGTTTATCGGCATGGTCATCCTCCCAGGGCTGACCTGCCATTTGCCAGGGACTAGCTTGCGGAATATAAGGATCATCACTGATGAACCACTCCACATCGCCATATTTTGCGATTTCCTCAATGGCCGCATCAACTTGAGATGTATAAAATCTCATATCGACATTTGCTTCCATCGCGGTTCCACGAATTGCTTCAGATTCCATCCAGCGATATCCATCAGCACCGCCAGCAGAATCATATTTGATGTTGCCAAATTTATCTGTATTTTGACGGAGTAAGATGCCTCCACCAGAACCAGGTGCAACAGGCGTAAACTGACCAATTCGGCCAATAAACTGCAAACTATGGCCTTTTGCGATCTCGGCATCCAACTCAGCAATTCGATTTGGAATATCGGGATCAGACCATTCACCAGTTTGCTTATCTCGGAATTTATCAGTCAGTTTCTTCTTTTCCTTCTCAAATCCAGAAACATCAGGCATACTCTCATTGAAATCTAAGAATAGCGCAGAGTTCTGAACCGCAAAGGACTCACAGAAATCATCAAAGACGATCTCGTCATGCGAGAAGAGGGTTTTGAAGACATAAGGAACAGCAAACTGCAAACCTGTAGCGGTCCACCAAATATCTTTTCCGGTTTTCTTGTCTTTCTTCGGGTTTTTGAATCGAGCAACATAGACGGCATTGTTGACTAAGCAGAATTTATCGAACTCAGCCTCAGTCTCAAATTTGTAACCATATTCCATACCGAATTTGATTACGAAATTGCGAATGCGATCATCTGCATCAGGGATTTTGATCGAATCCGTCTTAATATGAGCAACTGTATAACCAAGATTTTCAACTTGCTGCTTCAAGAGTGTCATGAAGAGAGCACCACGTTTTGCAACAATATTGTCGATATTTCGAGGATCTCGGAAGAGGTTTTCGAATTTGGCACTTGTCAGACCGTAAATACTGTTAATAACAATCTTCAGGGCCTGAGCCAAGGAGTCTGCAAGCTCTTCTGTCAAATATGGCTTCAGAGCCCCCTCCAGATAAGTTCCAGCCAATTCGAAATCATGATGCTTGATTGCAACACGTGCGTCAACGAGCTCTTCCAATCGTTTGGTATACTCGGGACCGAATATACATTCGAAGATCATGCTGTGTGGATGCATGGAGGCAACGTCGCCATCCCAAAGATCACCATACATGCCGGGGCATCCGTAAACACGTCCACCTTCGCCAATCTCGGCTCCCAAATACGTCGAGACTCCTCGTTCAAATTTGTAGCCTTTGAAGAATGGCAGAATGGAATATGTTTCAGGATAGTCTTTTTCCGGATCAAATATCTCGTAAGACCTTCCGCATCGAATACATGGAACTGATAATCTGGACCAAACAGCTCTCGATACTCTTTGTATTTTGACGGCGGAACAGGCTGGCTTAGATCACGATAGTTGAAATGAGACTGGGGGGATTTGTTTTTGCCAAATATAATACGACCGGACAACGTGTTTGTCGTATCATTGACAGTTGCACGCATTCCGTGAAGCTTATGCACAAGCTCGACCTGAATTTGACGTGCTGCAAAGTCGCCCCTATTCTTTTCAAACACCGCTTCAGTTGCCAGAACATCATTGTCACAATACTTTGCAACTTCTTCCCAGAGTTCTTCTGGAACTGGCTGATCCCAAGGAAGGCTCATTTCCTGATGATGAATGCCCAACTCAATTTCCCACTTTTTAAGGCTCTGCTTTTTTGAACAGAAGTCATAAACATCGGTATAGGAAATGTCATAGGCGGATCCGAACATAGCATTTGATAGCTTCTTAGCCACAATATTCTGGCTTAATTCAAAGATCTGTTCATTCGTATAACCAAGCATCCTTGCATAAAGAATATGGTTATCATAACGACGACAGTTGAATCCAACCAGCTTCATGTTCATAAGCGCCTTTACTTCAAGCGGCGAGGGATTGATCATTCGTGTGATTGTTTTACCAGGACCTTGTTGCTTCCAGTTAATTAGAAGTAGGTTCGGATAAACCTCGCAGTCGAAGAAGACAAGCGGGTCATTATCGCTCGTGCTCTCATTAGACATCTCAACAGGTTCTGCTGATTTAAAGTGCATTTTGCTCACCAGTTTAATGCAGTATTTTGACTGATTCGTACTGGAGGCCGCCAATCCAAGCACAGCATTGCTTAGATCAGATACATCGTACTTCATACCAGACTCGTAAGCATCTTCAAGAATCTTGTAGATAAAGTCGATACTGGATCTTGTATCTGCATGGATTTCTTTGTTGATGTTACGCATTACCATGATTCGAAGTCCTTTTTCACTCTTGATCTTATCAAGATTGACCACGGTCTTTTCTCCTTTCAATGGTAATCCGCTACTAATCGTAGCAATCGGCAAATCATTGCATTTTGATAGCATACGCCGTAGCGAGGACCCACCATTGAATACTTTCACCTCAATGTATTCATCATATACACGACTCAAGCGCAATGGATCACCAGAATATAAATAGTGGAGATGAATACCTTGACCGGACTTACTGAGTTCTGCATATGTCGGAGGCCACTTGCTAGCAGCTTCGTAATTCTTTTGGAAGTCCTTTTTCCCATCTTTTTTCAGATCGAAATCGATTACAATATGCTGAACAGGGACTTTCACATAATGCAATTTTGTCGGATCAAGATCTTTAAGTTGAGTTTTAACAGACTTCCAAGCGAGTGCAGGCGTTTCATTTGTTGTAGCATATTGAGCAGGGCAAAGTGCACAATCTTCGTCGAATACCGAAGTTGTATGATCAGAGAAATCTAACCATTTTGACCCTTCAGTTTTCTTAGGAGGTGCCTCTTCTGTGGATCCTTCCTCGCCATTGAGCATGCCAACCTTAATATCTTTCAAATATCCACGAACTCGTGTACCGTCCTCGGTGTAATATCGTTCGTAATATTCGTGAAAATATAAGCAAATTTCCTCTTTGAACTTGTTCCGAGGGAGAGGCTTATAGACATTTGCCTCTTCGCAATATCCCTTATACATATCCCATGCATCCTTCATGCAGATGCCATCTTTTCCATCCATAGCCGCATACAGTTCCTGCATGAAGTTGTAGAAAGAGTTCGTGACAGTCATCATTGCTTTTGGAATATAGGAATCGTAGTATTCAGGATCTGCCAAATATACCTCTCGGCAGTGCCAAGCAATTGCACCAAGTTCAAAACCAACCTGCTTAGTCAGTTTGTTATACTCTCTGAGAGGAACTTTCTCACCACTCGGAGAAACGTCAATTAGTCTTCTAAGAATACCAGATCGTGCATCCGTGATTTCAACGGGCTTATTTGAGCCTAAGAATAAGAACGAACGAAATCTGGTTTCATATAGAGATTTATGCTTTTCATTGACGACCATTGTCTCATGAGAAACCAAACTATTCAGTCTGGTGTTATCCTCAATGCGGCTCAGATCGCCATCATGCTGAATGGCCACCAATGGATTCGATTTAAATGATTCCAATGCAAACTGATTACTTGCACTTGCAAGAGCCTTTGCATCGAATACACTATAATAGCCATCAAAAAGTTGCTGGATAATGTTCAGTAAAGTAGATTTACCAGACCCAGGTGGGCCATACAATACCAGGAATTTTTGAATCCGCTTGCTGTCACCAGTTACTATCGAACCAATAGCCCACTCGATCTTATGACGTTCCTCAGGTGTATACAATGTTCCGATCAAATGATCCCAAGCATTGCACTCGCCTTGTTCAAGAGGATATGGGAGACGCTTGCTAACATAATCTGTCTTTTTGACATCATCGTTTGAAAATGTCAAGGATTCATCCAGAACATGGTAGTTATCTCGGCATTGACGCTGACAATATGCGTGCCAACGATCGATCATGCCATTTTCCGCATCCCACATATAAAATGCTCGTGCACGCGACTGAAGATCGGGAGGCATTTTGTTGAAATATGCTTCGACCTCCTGATCAATCAGCCGCAATGCATCGAATTCGTCCGTGGACCACAAACCCAATTCTTGAATCCAGATGGCGTAAAAATCGCCACCACGAATCATCAGATCTGCAGACCGCTTGACGATGAATTTAGGAAATACTTCGATGCCCCCAGCCCGATTGGTTCGAGTGGCAACCATCATGAAGTCGAGCATGAGGACTATCTCCCTTCTTTGATTATACTGTTAAGATATTCGCACATTTGATACCAGATTTCAATGTTTCGGAAATCTTTTTTAGTTCCAGGAACATAAAAGAGACTGCCATTTCCATCTGGAGAATACTCCCGATCCATAAAACGATCAAGAACCATGTCGACATAATCGGCATTATAGTTAGAGTCAGTCATACCGCTAAGACCAAGCGAGACGATCATATACCAAAACCACTGGTTCGTACGATCGCCGAACTCACTACTAGCCATAGTCTCTTCTTCCATTCGAAGTGCAAGCGCAATCATAGCCTCGAGAACGCTGCATTCATATTGGTTCAAAAGAGTTAAAGTATGCTGAGAATGTCCGGCATAATCTCCGAATCGATCTCGAAGCGAAAGCCCATCTTCCAAACGATTTCCATCCATAGCAATATAACTATAGCGGAAAGGCGTCTGAAAAAGATGCGCAGTTAGTCTCTTCCATTGAATGGTCTTTGAAACGGAAGCATTGACCCCGCAGATCATCTGGTACAAATATCGATAGTATTCCCACCAGAGCTGATCAGCCGTCAATAGGACCATCCTCCTCTTCGCCATCAACGTACGGCAGAACCTTGATCATCTCGTCATAATTGGTGAGACATGCGTCAATTTCATAATCGATTTTATCGACGCCATTGCGCATATAGACAGTGTCTTTCTCCCAATCATCGAAATGATTCTCAAAGTCGCCAACAGTTTCAGGGTATACATCAGGATCAATTACGATTCTGGGGTTATTGTCGTAAGCAAGGACTCGGTTCTTCTCATACCATACGAGCATGATTTTCTGATACCCGTTATCCGCGTCAAACTGTTCGGGAGGGATAGAATATGGTTCGCATTCATCCTCGTCCCCCATTTTGACCAGAGTTTTAGCTTCCAATTCCCCATCTTCGTTTTCCGTAATCTCTGTATCGACTCGGAATGGAACATCACGACATTTTGTATAATCTTTATAGCGATCCTGAGTAAAATGCTCAGAGCTCATACAGGATTTCTCATGAACCACTTCCTGCACATCTTCCTCTTGTTTGGAATCATCCATTTTGACCTCAACTTTCTTCTGGGGATTATTGGAATAATAATCTCGAAGTTGGTCCGTTACTTCTGCAAGAGTATCCGATTGCTTTTTGACCATATAGAAATAGGTGGCGCCAGCCCCGAGACCTGCACCAACTATTGCACCAATAGCAAAATATAAACTTTTTCTCATTTCTTTTCACCTCTTATACAAATGGATCAGGAATTAGGTGATTGTACTCAACTCCACCACCATTAGGTTTAGTGGTGAAGTGATTATGTCGGCCATCTCCATAAAAATATCGGAATATATGTGGAAGAACACGATATTCTTCTGTTCCAGTTGCCCAATCTTCGATTACGAGTTTTGCAAGATCATAGAGCTCATCAGTAACAGGATTTTCAGACTTGTAACCGACAAACTGTCGCTTGGCTTTGATACAAGTCGAAATATCGCCATAACCAGCATCAACCCGATTGAGAACTGCCCACATAGCTTCGGCACTTTGATAGGTTGCAGATCGATCACCAAAATCTGTATGGAGTACAGGAAGATTCATACTCTCGCCATAGCACATCTTGGCCATGTTGATAATATCCTCTTCTGAGTACCATTTTTTCTTAATTTCTGGTTCCTCGATGACAATCTCAGTGTCCTCATCAGATTCTATTTTGACCTCTTCTTCTTTATCGGAAGCGATCACATAGACATTGACAACCGGAGGTTCCTGAGGTTTTTCAGTAAGCTGAGTATACCAAAGCATGACCGCCATGCCGGTCAAGAAGCACAATATGCATGTTAAAACTGCATCAATTACGCGAATTTTCATGAGTAGGTTTCCTTTCAGGTTTTCTTTTGGAAATATGGGCACTTCTCCCAATCACCATCAGGTGCAAACTTGCAGAATTCTGAAATACATCTAGTATTCTTATATTCTGGATGATTACATTTTGGAAAATCGGGATATAATTTTCCTTGAATCCCGAAAAAAAATGCCATCTCGGGCCCAATGGTCATGACCTTACAGTTCTTGAAGTAATGCTCAATTTCTTTTGGAGTTTCTGCAGGATCGGTCCAAAGACTTATTTCTGTAGGCGTAATGCCGCTATTTCTACAGTAATAATAGATCTGATCCTCGCCTTTTTTACGAAGAAGTCTGCAATCAAGACTCATAATTAACCCCCATTATACTGATCCCAAACGCCGCCTTCAGTTACGAGGGATAGAATATCGCCCTGGACGTTAAAATCCAGAATAATAGAAGGTTCGGTGCCCTCAAGGAATTCTGCAGCCTTCTGAGTATGCGCCGTAAAGATGCCGAAGTCAATGCCTTCGTAATCGGCATTTTGATAAACCCAGCCAACAACGCTGCCAGCCTTAGTCGGACGAAAGCCCAGACGTTCGTACACTTCGTTCAGAAAGATATAACCACGAGTGCGAATTCTCTCATTGAAGTAGTTCTGTTCCATCAAGAGAAATGCACGGTTATGATCTGCAGAGGGTGTCCACTGAGTAGAACCAACTTCATCAAAGACTCGAGCATACTGACTCAGTTTGTCGCCTTCGTAAGTCAGAACCTCTTCCTTAGTTTCTTTCACTTCTCCAGTTTCAGGGTCGATAACCTGATTTGCAACGATCTGCTTTTCAAGACCATTTTTCAGCATGAAGTCGACATCTTTTCCATACTTGTTAACCACACGCTTTCGATAGTTCATGAAGTCGGTGCTTAGCGCAGAATATGCAGCGGCCAGAGCTACATTCCGTTTCTTCAAAATATGATGCCCAGCCAGAATGCAGGTAATGGAAAGAACGCCCAGACCAACAGGAAGCGCGTAAGTTTTTACCATGCCAACAGCGACCTGCATGCCAATGGTCTTACGATCTTCCTGCTCATTTTCATCAGTATACTCGACTTCATTGTTTGCAGCGAGTTCCTTTACATCCTCGATATTCTGCAGGCTCTTTCGTGCTTCAGCGACGACATCATTTGCTTTAATCGTCTGCTTGCATGCAATGATAGCCGCAATGACCCCTGTGCCGATGCCGGTCACAACAAGAATCTCAGGGGAATGCTTCTTGATACCAAGCTTGGTCTTTACAAGAATCTGGCCAGCTTTAGTTGCCAGTTCAATCTTTTTCATTTTGATTTTCTCCTTTACTTAATATAAGAAATCATGATAAGGCCAACGCCGACACAGACAACAAAAGCACCAATTTTACGGCACTTGATCTCGTCCATAAGGACCTTATCGACATTCTCCACGATCTTCTCTGTGCTGTTCTTCATAAAGTGCTTAACTCCTTTCAGAAAGCCCTTCATTTTGCCCTCCTTAATCAATGGGCATCGGATGCGGCAGATGAATTACCCAACCACCCCGAGATGCCGTAATATATGCGTTTCTAAGGTCACTCCAGCCAAACTTTTCATTGCTGGGATCGATAATATTCGTACGGCCAATGATATCATAGAATCCATTAACCGTCAGAATGTCATAGCCGGCAATTACGCTTTGCATTTCATCAAGAACCCTCTGGGCGTCAACTCGAGACTCGAACCAGACATTCTCGATTTCCATTCCGGAGTTCTTTCCAGAATAGACGTACTGACTGCCATTGCCATTTGATTTTCCACTCGAGATTCCATTGTAGTTGATATAGCTTTTCCCGAAAGAATTGTTGTTTTTTCGATCAGCATATGCATCGCCTTTTACGAGATAGTTGATAGCGCCGGTAACACCTTCAACAACAGCTCGCTGAATCAGTGGCGTTACAATTTCATCAAAAATAAAACCTTTCATGGTCTGTCCAGATGCCGGTTTAATGCCGACAAACACCTTTGACCAGAGACTTTGCGGAACTGGCTTAGACTTTCCGCTGACAACGCATTTCAGATCGGGTTTCTCTTTTTTCTGAGCTTGTTTGTTTCGCTCTTTCAAAGTATTACTCGGATACTGTTCCATTTTGACCCTCCATCTTAATTTGTGCAATACCGGACAGCCCGAGTCCGATACCAAAACTTAAAAATACAATTCCGGTATAAATTCGATTTTGAGGATTTCCAATTAATCCCTCTTGAATCGCTTTGTTCGCTTCTCGCATAAGCTTAATCATTGTGAACATAAAAGCTCCTTAAAGAATAAAGGGAGAGACCTTGATAGATCTCATCCCTTGTAGACTCCCTAACTCTTCATAGTTAGATCTGACGATGGTTTACTCCTCGGCTTCGTCCGTATCCATAGTCTGAGCTTCTGCAGCTTCTTTGGCCGCCTTCTTAGCAGCACGCTTTGTTTTGATTTTCTTGACCAGCGCAATTCCGCCCAGGATCAAACCTGTCGCAACAGCACCGCCAACCATACCAGAACCAAAGCCGCTGCTGCTTTCGCAAGTGCAGCCGCAGTCTTCTGCGGTCTCCTCAGGAACCATAGCCTCTTCGGGCTCAGTAACCTCAGTGTTCTCCATAACCATATTCTCGTCCATTTTTATTTCCTCCTATAAATATAGTTTTTTGGGTATTTCTACTCCATAATACAAAATAAATTTTTCGCGAAAGAGAAGAGGCTTTGTTAAGCCTCCGCTCTTTTAGTTAGAATCTTTCAATTCCTTATACAGATCCTCAAGCAACTTGAGGTTTTCTGAAAGCTTTTCCTCGCAAAACTTTTCGATAGCTATCCAGGCATCGAAGAATTCGATCTGTCCCAATCCAACGCATGTACGTGCATTCTTCAAGGACATATCGGCTACCTGCCGATACACAGATGTCTCCGCTTTAGATTTGCTAACAGCCTTCTTGATTTCCTCAAATTTCTCCAGATCGATCATATTTGATCAACTCCTTTCCATAAAGGAGTCAGAAAATTTCGCGAAGCCCCGAATTACCAAGGTTCTTGATCATAATATGTTGGTGCAAACTTGAAGTCCATTACCAAAACGGGCCGTTTTTTGAAATCCAACTGAGAACTGAAACTCAACTCAATCATCTCATTGTGATTACCAATCTCCCAAGCAAAGAAATCTCCGTTCTTCGTCTGTGGCAGATTGATTCGATCGTAGAAGTCATTGAGCGTAACTGTCTCATCATTCAAAACAGCCCGGCTCAAGTCTACCGCCGCTCTACGCAGAACCTCGATGTCAGAATAGAAATATCGACCATTCCAAGCGTCCATGCACAATGTATCGCCCTGACCAGTGCTGATAATCTCCCCATCGACCGGCGGGTTGTTGTTAACACGATCCTTGTCGATTGCTTCCCGGACTTCTTTTTCTTTCTTTTCGCCAACAGTCTCGATCACTTTCTCAGAATACTCCTTAAGACGAGATTCGGAAAGTGCATAGGCTGCTGCGAGTGCCGCATTCTGCTTTTTATCGACATTATGTGCGAATATAATCATACCCGCAGAAACGCCGGCCAAAGCAATAGGCGGCAGATAATATTTCCAGGTAACCTGGATGTAATCCTTGATTGTCAAAGCAGGATTCTTTTCATTATCCTGCAAATACTCATCATGTTTCTTGCATTTGCGTTCCTCCAAGAGCATACTTGCCTTGGGTGTTACACGAACTGCAGTTACACCAGCGATCACAAAACCTGCGATACCTCCGCCGACCATCAGACTTGTTCTATGTTCAGATGCGAAGGCCATACCCATATTTGCGAATTCTTTCAGCTTGGTTAGCTTCATTTTGATCTTTTCTCCTTTTTAAAAAATGGAAGAGCGTGTTAACGCTCCTCCTTGTTGTTGCGAATCTCATTTTGATTCGTTACGAAATCGAGACCCGCTTTTGCGATTGTTCCAACTGCAATAAGTGCAGCCGCCGCAATCTTTGCGATCTTCATTCCGTCCAGTTTCTCACTCATTTTGATTCACCTCCATAAAGGAATACGATTTTGTCGCGATTGCTATGAAAATATAAAAGGAGAAGACCACAATCAAATCTGACTGCAGTCCTCTACCACGGTTTCGTTAGACTCGATAATGAACTTACCGAACTCATGCATGAAACCACTGATCAGGCTAACCATGGTAAAGCCACCAATAGCAGCAACCATAATTTCCATAGCAATGTGTAACATAATTCATTCTCCTTTATATTTTCATTATTTTTTATTGTCTTTCCTTTCCATAATAGAGGATGAAAATGTCGCGAAATGAAGAGGTCATGAAGACCTCTTACTAATGATGAACCATGCTAATATGCCAATCGATAATCCGATAATCCAGCATAGATTTCGAATATATGGATTGCTAACAAACATTTTCATCACCTCCATAAAAGGATACGATTTTTTCACGAAAATATAAAGAAGAAAGGGCCCGAAAGCCCTTTAGTTCTTCTTTTTCTTTTTCAAGAAATGCTTTACAATCAAACTGATGATGAATATCGCAACGATTACATCGCCAAATGTTAGCAGGAATGCCGTGCCCCCAATAAGGAACACGATCACCGCTATAATTGCCAAAATAATCAATGTGATAATCAATGCCGCCAATGTGATCATATTATCACTCCTTTCCATAAAGGAAGCAGAAATATCCGCGAAAGGAGAGAGACCTTGATAGATCTCATCTCCTGCAGATTATCCCTCTTCTTTTTTCCAGAACATCAGCTTATGCTTAATTTTCCAGAACTTTTCGCAAACCCAATCCTTGACATCATATGTCATAGCAATGTACCATCCGACAATCTCAACAATTGAGATCAATGCGCAGATGCCACAAAGCTTCCCATATGCCTTCCAAGTAATAGGCTTATCTCCGAATTCCTTCAGCTTCTTAAACATATTCAAATCCTCCTAAAATATGAATTTGGATTTCTCTCCATAAACTAAGAGGATTTTTTCGCGATCAGCTTATAATTTGACCGATACCGTAATCTTGGTAATCTTCAGTCGGGAGAAAGGGCATGTCTATATAGTAGCACTCCAGTCCATCATCAGTTTTCTGAAGTCGATGCTCGAATTCGATCCATCCATAGCCATAGAAAGCAACTCCTGCGTCCTGTGACCATCCAATATCGTCCCCTCCAACGATTGGGTAGATGCCAAGGGCATCGAGGAACGTGTTGAAGCTAGCGTACCCTGCAAGTGCGAATTCCCGGTTAACTTGATATTCTGCATCGATAACCTCCTTCATGGTACGATTGAAGTACTTATTATAGAATGGCAGATAGAACAAAAGCTGTTCGTCGGTATCTCTCGGAAGTTCTCTCTCTGCCTTCATCTCGGCTTCATATTCTTCCTGGATCTTGCAATAGGTCTCCTGGTCAACATTGTTACGGACGACTTCCTTATATCGTTCGTAAGCCTGCCCAAGAGCCATATAAGCACTCAATAGCTGGGATTGAGTACGTTTATCAAGGATATGAGCACACCACATGCATCCAATGGAAGCGCTGGAGACGATAGCAACAGGCCAATAGATACTCGCATAAGCTTTAACCTTTTCTATTGGCTCCATTGCCTCCAAATTACTCTCATTTTGAAGGATTTGCTCAGCTTTTGTTGCTTTTCGAGTTAAATAAATGCTTGCACCAACGCCAATAGTCGATGCAATCGTAAGGATTTCTGGAAGATGCTTCTTAAAAAATCTGCCGCTTTTCTTTGCCAAATATTTGGTATTCATGAATGCCTCCTAAAATATAAAGGCTAAGAGGCCTTGATAAACCTCCTAGCCGGACTTGTCTTACTTACCGATCTTGATCTTCCCAACGAGATTTCTTGCCGTTGGATGCGACCATGCTCCAGTATCCTCGAATTGAATACAGTCTCGAATCAACCGAGTATTCACGACCAACGGTGCCACGATCCCAATAACAGTTACGCCCAACGTTGCAATCTGAATGAAACTATCACCAGTAGCTTCCTTCAAATCTTTCCGTAACGCGATAAGTTGATCGAGTTCGTTGATGCACTCATTTCGCTCATTCTCTGTCTCAGCCTGCCTCAATTCTTTGGTCTTTTTCTGGATCATGCGATCCAACATAAATGCACTCATCATTTTGACCTCCAATAAAGTATTAGACTTCCGTCCATAATACAACATGTTTTTCTCACGACGAAAAGAAGAGGCCCAGTCATTTTGACCGAACCTCATCTTTGTTTAGACCTTAATCTCAAGACCTTGTTTTTCCAGAATATCCAGGAATATCAAAGCTTTCTCAATGTCTCGTGACTTGATCGACTGCGCGCAAAGTCTTGCCAATCCCGGTCGGTTATCTATTACGAAGAAGCGTTTGATGCTTTTGTAACGCATTAGCATCTCGGTTGCTTCATAACGCAATGTAAGCGCCGATAGATCGGACTGATCAATTTCGCAGTATCTGATGACACGAAAACCGTCTTCAGCTCCGCCAATTCCATAAAGATATAACTGTTTCATAACATACCTCCTAAAATATAGATCTTTCCATAAAGGAGGCAGATTTTTTCACGAATTTCGGAACTGATCATTCAGCTTATGAATATCAATCCCGAATTTCTCTTTTAGTTTGTGCGTGCAAAGCCACAATTCATCTTCTCGGTCAGTAAGCTCATAGCGTTCGCACATAGCATGAAGGTCCTTGCTAAAATTGTTGTAGAATTCCATCAAACGCTTCTCGCCAAAACCAAAAATCAAATGCAGATTCCAAAGAATCATGGCGTCAATCTCGTCCGTATTATTTCGGTCGTACTCCTTAATGGATTTTTGAATCTCCATATTAAGAGCATGCTGTTCTTCATTGGTTAGATCCGCCCCAAGAAGAACCTTGCCAGCTTTTTTCACCTTCATAAATATCCGTCCTCTGTTAGCTCCTGGATGACTTCCAAATAGGTGTCACCCGTGCAATATTCTTCACCGTCGATATAAGCGACCCAATGGCCGCGCTCCTGAGTAATATCAATTCGACTCTTGTTTTCCATCAGATACCTCCTGGTCTGCATTTAATCCGTCATTTGCGGCCGCAAGTAATTTGGCGGCGACCCTTGTTTGGACCTCGACAATGTAATTATACTCATCCTTGGTGAGCGTGTCTGGATCATTTAGGGCCTCATTGAGCATATTCTGAGCATCCATAATCTTCTGGTTGAATTTTACATACTTATCTGCAAATTTCAACTGTGTCTCGACGTCTGCCTGCATATAAGCCTTCATAAATTCGCAATAGGAATCCACATACTCCTCATATGCATTAAGTGTTTCGTACAGTTTTGGATCAATATCTGGCTCGGTATCCTCAACTACCTTGGAAAACTCTTCCAAAGGCTCATTTTGACCTGGGTTCTCAGTAGGTTTGGAGTTGCACCCAGTCAGAAAGAAACATGCGATCGCGAATACGATGAAAATATGTTTAATCTTCATTTTGATTCATCTCCTGTAATTAGTTTGGAATACGGCAGAGATTTGATCCAATCGCAGAACGTAATACGCCATTCGTCCTGTTTATGATGTTGTCTCTGATGGTAGATATTTGCAAGAACCCAATAGTTCAGAAATACTGTTCGTTTCTGATTATAAGAGGTTGGAAGCTGCTGAATTACCTGCCACCAGATTATTTTTAGGATCTCGTCTCTCCTTGCAAGATTCTTGGTTGGAGCGTCTTTGACTTTTAGATAGAGATTTCGATATTGATTGAGAGCATCAATTTTTTTGAAAAGAAGAAAACGCGGGCTCCACAGATTACTACTGTCCCTATATAGACTTGCATCAAGGTTGAGCGATTCAATACTCCCAATATTCATATCAAGTTCATTCATAAGTTTGCATGTATCGGAAAAATCAAGCAAATGCTCATGAGAGAAGTCGTCAATCTCGAACGGTTTCGCCATAATCTTATGCATGGTAGAGCAGGAGTTTGCCACTGTACCGACCTTATACGTGTCAAATTCTTTCCACCAATATAAAGGCCCTGTAATATCACAAGTGACTGCGATCATACGAAGAAATTTAGCATGCTCAGGCCCGGCATTTCGAAGTTGCATAGCAAGCTTCATATCATTCGGTCCGATTACTGGATACGGTACGCAATATTCCTGGTTATATGCGGTAACGCCAGGAGCAATTTCCTCGGTCTTGAGGACTGTTGATTTCATGACGGTATCGCCTCGATCCCAAGAATTCTTAGGATTTCTCATGCCACGAAATGCCGCTTCCCAACCATAAACTTCAGTTTTTTCAATTTTCAGCATTTTGAGCTTTCTCCATCCATTTCTTTCCAAATTTGACTTTTTCCATAGCAGTTAATGCATGCGAACATGCATATTGGTTAAGTTCGCAAAAGCAACACATGACGCCATGTGTTAATGCAAAGCATCGATTGCTCAATGCGCGACAATCTTCTTTCAAGGCATTTGTATCATCCGTATAATTTCTTGTAAGATCCCTTACCATCTGGCGCAGTCGTGCGTTTTCCTCTTTTAAACTTGCATTTTCCTTTGTTGCGTCAGATGCCATAGCTTCTCGTAGTTCATTAAGATTCATAGTTGTCTCCTTTATAGTAGCATTCTTTCCATTTTGACCGCATGACTTTCACAATTCGACAAATGTTGGATCGCGTCATCCCTAATTGATCGCTTACATATTTTTGGGTCTTTCCATCCATTAAATATCTAAGCACTGTAATTTCTCGTTCGTCAAGACATCGAACAAATTCTTGAATATACATTGGCGTATAATCGTCCTCGTACATAAGAATATCTTCGATTGTGAGAGGGTCATCTCGTGTATCGCCATTTGCAAGAACTGCATGCAGAGAAATATCTTTTGCATATTTATTCTGACTTCGTAAATCCATAGCAATCTCATTGAATATGCATCTCGCTGCATATGTTGAGAATGCATTCCCCGCGGATTCATCAAATGAATCGATCGCTTTAATTAGCCCAACATATCCATTTTGAATAACATCTTGATTGGTTATATATTGTGGAAAATGCTTATGGACAATGTAATGAACCAAGTTCATATTGTCTATGATTTTTTGTTCTCGATCTGTCATGGCGTTTTAGCCTCTTGTTTATCCGCATAAATATGACTTACATTCATTAAGACATATTTAATGGACTCGTCGTCCATAAATTCGGAGCTCTGCTTGTTGATCACCAAGCTTGTATACTTTTCGCCATCACTATCATGGGCGATATTCAGTGTCCCTACAAATTTTAAAGTTTTTGTTGTTGCATTCACACCGATGATGTATCCGGCAACTGTGCAAAGAATCATGGTCGCACCGATCAATAAAATCTCAAGAATCAATTTCATTCACTCCAATCCATTTTTCAAGTTTTCCATAGCATTCCGGGCAAAGATCTATGCAAGAACGATGTGGATGATAAAGATCGGTGATTATATGATAGATATGCTCGCGGTCATCATACTTTTCTTCCATATCTTTGCATTCAAAGAATTTGCCGCATCGATCACATTTTAATGCTTGAGCCATATTATTCCCTCCATGTTCTGTATTCTTGTTCAAGATTTGGAAAATTATTCATAATATCTTGACGAAGAGTATTCATAACTTCACATATTTTCATATAGAATTGAACAGTGTCCGAAACCGGAATGATTTGATAAGAGTTTTTTCCGCATTTTGAAATCCGAATCTTAAGATCGGCCCCGCCATTGAGCGAATGAAACTCAACAGACCAGCCAGTCAGAATACAATATATTAATTCTTGTACGACCCAATTTCTTGCGAATTCCAGGTTTCTCTCATCCATTTTTCTCCTCCGTATATGAGTTCTCTGTCGCATCATCATCCAAATAGAGATCGATAGCACCTTTGAGATCCTTGATTGAAACAGGTTCTGATAAAACCTGCGTATGAAGCTTGCAACCATCTGAACGAAGCTTATCCCAGAATGAAATGCCGAGTAATTGTTCTTTTTCAGCATGCAGAATCAATTTCTCAGTTACAAAAATAGTGTCCATTATTTCCTCCAAATAAATGGAGAGACCATGATCAGTCTCTCCGATGTTTTAGAATTCTTCCGTCTCTTCTTTGTCTTCGACCGGATGCTTCTCCAGATATTTTCCTGCCACAGCATTCATAGCAATAATGCCGAGCAGAAATCCGAATGACCATCCAAAGCCTCGCTTCATAGAATCAAACATAGCAGAATTCCTCCTTTCCATAAACTACCTTGAAAATATCGCGAAAAGCTAAGAGGCCGTTATTACAGCCTCCTGCTTTGCAGAGTTAACTTCTCATTACTATAATATGAGCATCGGGATACGCTTCCTTGAAATCTTTCAGAAGTTCTACTAGCTCTCGTCTAGTGACTGAGATCCTGAATCCAGCAGCTCCCTGAAGACCTTCTGTATTCCAATCATCTGGACCGATGGCAACGCCATCATATCTAGAGATTGGGTATGCATAGTCTTCAGCAATCTCGCCGAACCTATAGGCCTCGTCCGTCAACACAAACCAGCTTTTCTTCAAAGCGCCTTCATTCTTAATACCCATGATAATACCTCCATAAATATAATGTAGAGTTTCTCTCCATAATAGATGAAGATAATATCGCGAAAATAAAAGGAGAGGATATGTTAATCCTCATCCTCATTGTAAATATCATCATCTTCCAATCCGTATTTGACAACTCGTACTGCATCAACAATCATCCAAGCTATAAAGCTGATAATTGCAATGCATGCCCCAAATCCGAAAATTACAGATAAAATATTCATATCATACACCTCCATAAAGGGATATGAAATATACGCGAAAAGAGAAAGAGGCCATTAAGCCTCAATCTCAAGAAAGTCCTTTTTAATATTCTCGATGTTGATTGTCAAGGTCATGCATGCCACGCCAAGTCCGAATACCACTGCAGAACCGATACCCATATAATAATGGATACCAATCATACCAGCAATAATCAAACTAATGCTAAGCATAGCCACAAATCTTTCCAAAGTAGTCATAAGAATACCTCCATAAAATTTATTTTCTTTCCATAAACTACCTTGAAAATATCGCGAAAAGGGAAAGGCCATGCTTTCCCTATAAGTGCTCAGATGTAATTCTGAAGACGCTCAACGATGAGGTCGGAATCAATGCTCATGATGCCAACTGCCTTACCATCTGCATCGCGTGCTACGATGTTCCAGAAGCAGTCGCCAGTAGCCAAATGCTGAGCTTCGATCTCAACAGTAGTAACCTTGTCACTATTGTCAAACACGTTCTCAGACTTGATGTACTTCATAACAGCTTCGTCAGCATCATAGTAGCTGATGTAGTTGATAGTAGTCGTATCAATGTCAGTGTTCTTCTCATTGTTGTTCATCATAGTAATTACGCCAATGGCGCTTACAGTGATAACCATAACCATACCCAGAATAGTAATAACCTTTTTCATAATAATTCTCCTTTAAAATATGTTATTTTAGTTGTCTTTCTATTCCATAATATGGTATGTTTTTTACGCGAAAAAGAAAGAAGAGAGGGCTCGAAAGCCCCCTAATCATTTGGTAGGTCTAAAGATTTTTGCAAGAGTCTCTTTTGTTTTACAATGTTTTGACATCATCTTGACCACATCTTGAAATTCTTTTGCACCTGGGGCATTTGCATCGGCTAAATTCTTAGCCATGCTTTTAAAAATCCCATATGTTTGAGCATAAATCATCTCAGGTGGTGTCATCTCTTTGAAATCAGATAGTAAATCTATTCGCTCTTGTTTTGTCATTAAAGTTCACCTCCGTAAAGGAGTATGAAAATATCGCGAAAAAAGAAGAGACCATGATATATTCACGGTCCCCTCTTAGATGCTTTCTACTCTGTGGTCTCGCTATCATTTGCTGAATTGTTCTTTCCAAATATTCCACCATTATTATGTTCGAAAATATTCTCGATAACTTTGGCGGAAAGCGTCCCTAGCAAAACCACGATTGCCTGTTCAGACAAAGTTTCGATCGGGAACGGCTGGCCAAGAACGAATGTTGCATATGCAGCAAGAATATAAGATGTACTGACCCAAATGAGTGCAAAGAATTGACCGGTTATGAAAAGCCACCGAGTAATTGATTTAAATCGTTTATTCAGAAAACGAAGTATCTTTTTTCGGCAGGCAAACATAACCAAGATGCAAATGAAGATGGCCGCCAAGAAGCCAAGACCAAATGCGAAGAAGAGAGAGGGTGTCATTTCTTATCGCCATCCTCAACTTTGAGAATAACATTTTTCTTTTCAGTCAGTTCATCCATAGGGATAGAAAGCTTTGTTTTATAAGTAGCGCCCTGCATTTTGATTGTGCCGTCACCGGGATACTTAGCAGCGCTCAGCCCAAGCAGCATACCAATAAATACGGTGATTGCAGAAAGCGTACCTACAACTTGTTCGCAATAGGGAAGGCCCCAAATCCCCGAGATGGCAAAATAGAGCGTACCTAATCCGGGAAGCAAGATCTGAGCGATCCATTTCAGTGTATCATACACTTTGTTACTTAGAGTCATTTTGAACACCTCATTTATTAGGATTTGGTTTCATGGGTAATGTGCGAACAACATCCATGACTCGTTTAGCTGATCCGTTTCCGCCCGCCTTTTCATACGGGTTAAACAGATAGTCATTGAGATTTTCATACTCATCCCGGTATATGTAACCCCGCTCAATGTATTGCATACCAAGTTCTACAATACGATCATGAGCAAGGCCTACCAGTAATCTTGTTTTGGCGTCTTTTTTATTAATATGCATCTGAATCAAAGTCCAAAAGCCACCTGAAGCGAGGACAGACGCCAAAATAGTAAAGAACATCTGAATATACGGGTTCATAAAGAGACACTCCTCACACAACCAGTCGCTCCAGTTCATAAGGAATGAATGACCAGGCTTCTTCACCCAATACAGTGCTTGCTATCTGGAAGATCTGAAGCCCATAGTCTGCAATAAAATTACAGACCCATTCCTCAGCATCAATCCATAAATGCCGCGGGACTGCCCGGTGAACATCATCGAGCAGCCCGTAGCTAAACATGACCACGTGGCCAAGTTCATGCAATAGCACTGTTGTGAAAAAGCTTCCTTCTAACGTATCGAGCAAATACACAGTTCGAGTTATCGGGTCAGTTGTAGCGACGGTTCGCGTACCTGTCTTCTCAATCAACATCGGACTTGCATATGGGACTCGTTTGATACGCCATAGATACCCATTCACAAAGAAACTATCCATGACTTGGTTGTTAGTTCATTTCCTGAAGTAAAGCGGAGAAATCTTTCTTCATCTTCTCCCTCAGGTCGGGGTCGGCATCATGCCACATATCACGTAGTGTAGCAATTGTCTCCCCAATGTGCATTTTTGCACTTGTGGACATTTCCATACGATCTGCATCAGACTTCGTAGCATTGTAGTGCCGTCTGGCATCGAGATATTTATCCCAATTTCGACCCATTTCGCTGGTGGTCGCATGGCGGCCAGAATAACCCATCCGAGCATACACATCATACTCATCAGGATCCCAACGACGGTCCATCTCAGGAAGGACACGCATCATGCCGGAACGACCCATTTTGAATCGTTCGTCGCCCTCATGGTCCTCCATAGCACCGATCTTCTCTTCGTAATACTTACGTTTGGCGCAATAATACTCCATTTCGTAAGTATCCTTGATCATATCGATGACTTCTCCAAGTTCCTGTGCGCTGATTTCGGACGGATTGCTACTCATGGCCTCTTTGGTCCAACTCATGAGTTTTTCACGCATCATGCAAATATCGTAGTTCGCCATAACTGCACCCCCTTAAGATACTCTCTTGATATACAAGAGAGGATTCGTAGAGATGACCACAGGAACAGCACCGGTATTGGTGACAGTCAAGCGATCGAAGTCACAGCAGTTGACAGAGATCAGATCAGAGATGGTGATGCTATCGAATGCATTTGCAGTGGTAATCTGGCGAACCATCGTGGATTCGGGCAGAGTATCTCCACCAATTGCAAAAGAAAGCTGTGCTACGCCAACAGCCTCAGTCGTTACATTTGCCTGGAAGAAGGCTTCATAACATGCCGGGCGCTTGCAAAGCTTTACGCTACCGGTTCCAAGGCGGAAGCATTCCGCACAGCCGCTCCTCTTCACAATCGTGGAGAAGGTAACAGACTGGCCAGGCTGTACCGTCTGAGCAGTAAGATTCGTGAGTTTAATCATCGAAATATACCTCCATTTCACTCATTTTGAATTTTGAGGGGAGGGCCCTCTGAAGAGAGCCCGCCTCAGCACAGTTAATTGCAAGCGCAATTGCAGCCGCAATTACCCTTCAACTGGGAGACAATGTTCTCAGTCTGATTACGCTGGGAAATGCCCAGGTTCAGCTGATTGATCAGGAGATCCTTGTCGGCGAGCTGGGCCTTCAACCGGTCGATCTCCTGCTGGGTCAGACGATCGGACAGAGCACGGAAATTCGCGTTGTCGTTCTGAACAATCTGCTGACCAACTTCATGAATGGCAGTCTTAATTGCGCATGCATCAGTCGCCATATCATACCGCACCTGCGCGATAGACTGACGATTTTCGCAGCAGCAATCGGCCAACTGCCTGGAAAGTGCGTTAGTGTCCTGCATGTGTGCGATACCCATCTGGGTAAGCGCATTCTGGATTCCGAACCCAGTCGTAGAGATATTCTGATTGATCGTGTTCATCTGGGCAAGCTGGTCATAACCGAGGGAGCAAATCCCGCTGTTGATTCCATCGAGCTTGCTGATAATACCGGAGGTATCAAAGCCCCGCTGAATATCGCCAGCAGTAGCGCACTGGCAATCACCGCCACCAGCGCCATATCCGCCTCTGCCCCAGCCAAACAGTGCAAACAGAATGATCAGAATCCACCAGCCATTGTTTCCGCCCCAGCCATCATCGCCGTTGTTGTTTCTGGTTACGGCCGCAATATCGGCCAAACTCGGTGCGCTCATGCTGAACATAGAATGATCCTCCTTGAAAAATAAAATATTTTACAAAACGAGTTTCATCTAAGGCCGCGCGCTCCCCGGAATCAACTCGTAGTGTACGATTTCAATTACGGGATTCTAAAAAACGACTTTGCTTGCTGAAAAGCTTCCTGTTCAGATACCCCAAAAGACTGACAAAGGTTTTTCGCCATCTGCTGTCCCTGGGCAACATCTCCTCGTTGCATGATGTCCATGAAAGCTCGTGCCTGAGGATTTTTCTGAAAACTTGGATCAGAGGAAATACGATTCATCGCCATCTGGGCAAGAGCCATAATAGGATTATTCATGTTTTACCTCCTCTTCAACGGATTGCTTGGTAGTACGTGAGGACTTTTGATTTGGCTGAGAGGACGTAAGCATCTTCTCGAGCTTGTCCAGCCTCTCATTTAAAGCCATTTTGAATTCCTCAAATCTCGGGTCAGGCGCAGGCTCCGCGTTGGGGTTCATGCGCTGATAGATTTCCGTTTGGATAGAGCCATTGCTATTCCAAGCTTTCAAGATTACATGAGAGTAATCTGAAGATGGAAATACTGCAACAGTACCATCCATAGGGATCTCAGATGCCCGAATATCATCTGGGGAATTCACGACTCGACCCGGGAGATACGTTGGTCTCGGAGGAGGAGTCTGCTGAGGAGTTTGCTGAAAGATACGCTCATTGATTTGAGGCACTTGCTGAGAATATGCCATTTGTCTTTGAGCAGCCGTCCAGCCTGCTTCGAACGCTTGTCTGTCATTCATAGGAGCTGGACTACCTGTATTAAACCATTGGTTTTGATCCATAGTAACGTCTCCTTATGTTTGTTTTTCAGATGTTCGTGCTGAGAGATTTTACCGAATTTTGATGCGCTTGTAGCAGTAGCCCTTGCTATCATAAGACAACTCAAAGCCACCGGCCGTGATGGTGGTATCGGCACGAGAAGGATCGGGGTCCATCATAGGAATGGGGGAACCATAATCGTAGCCGCCATAGGGCTCGGGTCTGGTAGAGATACGAATATCCTTACCATCAGATGCCTTGATGTACTTTTCCATAGTTTTGTCTCCTTTTTTTAAAATATTTATATGATACTCATGAAGAGTTCATATCAAGATTTTTAGCAAATGAATAAAAGAGTTTCCATGCATGCTTTTATAAGAAACTCATATGGAAGTTTCCTATTAATTTAAGCTATATTCCAGCGAATAACAACGACACCTTGCTTACCTTCACCAGCACGGTTACCGTCCATATTTTGATATTGTATTACTGCGCCGCCTCCACCACAACCATAAACCGATGCATCCAATCCGCTTGTAAATGTGCCAGCAGGATTTGATGTTCCGCCGCGGCCATGGCCATTCCCAGCGCCATGTCCACCATTAGTTGTTTTGGTCATGTAAATAGTGCCAGAACCATTAGAATCTATAGTGTCGCCACTGTATGCAGCTCCTCCGCCAGATCCATATAGGGTTCCATCAATATCGCCGAATTCTCTAGTTGAAGATCCTTGCCCGGTTGCAGTTAAGTTTGTAAGATACGAATTTGACAATGCATTTGGATATTGAACATCTGAAGATACAAGCGGTAGTGCTGATGCGCCATTTTCTCGGCCACCAGTTAAGCATAGTTCCGATACCCACACATCATTATTATCATTATCTTCGTAAACAACAATTGCAGAACCGCCAGCATTTCCACCAGACCCACCCTCTGGGGTAAACAATCCCGATGAAATACCATTGTACATAGCGATTTTGCCAGCACTACCACCAGCACTAGATATAGTATTGGAATTAATTTTTACAGTAGTAGCATCGCCATTTTCACCAGAAGCACCACCAGCACCTATGTTCAGCACCAGTGTATCATGATCGGATTTAATCGTATTGTTCAGTTTATTAGTGACTTTTCCACCGCCTCCGCCGGTGCCAACTCTAAAGAAATAATTACTGCGAGTATATGGACAGCAGCCTCCACCGCCCCCGCCTCCGACAATACAAAGGTCATATTTTTGTATAAAATTTGGAATGATAATAGTAGAGGCTTTTGTAATATATAGTTTTCCACTCTTGACGATATTAATTGTCAAGATTTTGCTGATCAAATCTTTTTCTGTAATTGTAAATTCAATCGCATCTGCTGTCCCAAATCGACTATCTTCATTTATCGACAAAGTATAGCTTCCGACCTTTAAATTACTCTGCGCAACACCGTTCAAATCCGACTGTAAGCTCTTAGATTCGGCTCCGGATATAGAAATTTTTACGTATGGAACTATATTCCCATCGCTATCTTTAATAGTCACCATAAAAATTCCATACCCGCTCGGTATAACAGCACGAATATAGTTGTACAAATTATTAAATGCGTCATCAGGAATAGCATTACTGTCAAGACCGAAACGAGTCTTTGTTGCCGGCAAAAGTGTATCATTCCAATGCTTCTCAATGGTAGATTTGTTAGCATCAATTTGTCTCTGAAGATTGGCGGCAACATTACCAGAAAGTTGGGCCTGAACATTTGCAAACCATGCATTAAATTCTGCATCCCACTGGTTAAACAGCGCAGTAATATCAGTCTGCTGAAGGACAGACGTAATAAAGGGGCAAGTTGTCTTGCCAACATTTACCTCAATCTTATCAGCAGTGATACTAGTCACACCAGCACTGACGGTTACATAACCAAGCGCATACTGATGCAGAGTTTCTGTATTGGCCAATGTGGGTTTTGCAGGATTGGCAGAGGGAATGCCCTTAATCACTTTAATGGTGTTTGCGCGCGTACTAACTGCAGAGTTAATCTCCACGACAATGGCATCGATTCGAGTAAGACTCACATCTGCCGCAGGAATATCTAAAGGAAGCAGAGCATCATTCAGCGTCCAAGTGCTATTAAACCAGCACTTACCAGTCTTCACAACAACCTGCATCCCGGTTCCCGCAATCGGCATCAAAGACCCGCCGATAGATGCGAACACGCCATCTGTAATAATTCCATTAAATATGGAACTCATTTGCTCAGCATTGTAAACTCGATCCTTATTTAGCGAGTTATAAAAGCCATAAGTTACAGCCATAAAGAACCTCCTTTACCAAATAGTTTCGTCCTCTGTGGACGTAAAAGTAGGAGTAATTGTGATACCGTTCGCATCCTGAGAAAATACAATCTCAGAAATATAGACCGTACCAGTAATTCCAAATTCATTTTCAACCTGAACAATATCACCTATGTTGAAATCTTCTCCATAGATATACTGTCTAGTTGCTTCCAGTTCGCCTTCGAAAGCAGTAGTTGTCTGATGTTCGCCAAGTTCTGCAATGGCTTTTTCTTTATTGACGGCATTCCAGGTAGCATATTCACCACCTTGTTCCCCATCATTTACACCACCGTTATCAATGAACATCTCTCTTCGAGCGAGTCCGCTTGGCGTCGCCGTTTCTGAATACTGCCAAGTAATAACCTCGGCTTCTTCGTAAGTTGTCTGCTCCTCAACCACCCATTCGCCATTATCATCTTTATACTTATTTTGAAGAATAACTTCTTTCTGATAAGTTCCAACAGCATAAATACTATTCTTATAGGACTTAAAAGACTTGATGTAGTTTGAATTCAAAAGGTTTTCAAAAGATGGGGAGAATGCGACATAAGGATTTACAGACTGTGCATAAGACCGATCAACGCCAACATAAAGCTCGAACTCGAAGCCACCAGCGCCTTTAGGAAGAATTCGCCAACCGACTTTGTTTGCTTGGCAAAGACTACAGACTACATCATAGACGTTTTCACCACGAATGCTTAATTCTGAAATTGAGATACTGGTAATTCGAGAATCCGAGCTGGTCTTTAAAGAGAATCCAGGGATTCGTCTTGTCCCACCAGAAGAAATAACCTCATTTTGAATAATTGCAAAGAGCACACTCTGCAAATTTCCAGAGAAATTCTGAGAACTTGTAACAATGCGCCGATCCAAAATGCTTTCAAGGCTTCTTCCAGTCACAATTAATTGCGGACCTTCCTCAGCATCTGTTTCGATCTCAACAGTCTCAATGACCATCAATCGATCACTATCTCGATTCCAAAGATAATTGCCAATCTGCATAGCCTGAATATAATCAAGCCGAACAGGCGTATAAATCTCGAAATCACCAGCTTCATCATACCGAACTGTCCAAATGGCCGAAGTGAATGTATCAATCATGGCGATACCGTCATAGTTCTTATCCAAGACCATGAATTCCATAATTAGATACCTCCATAAGCATTTCGATAAGAGAATGTCATCGCAATATTGGAAATGCCTTCCTTTACCGTAAAGTTAAAGATATTTTTTCCAACCGAAATTTGGAACCAATCAGCAAGTTTCTCAATAGCAGAAATTGCATTAGTGTACTTACCATCATGCAAGACCTGTACATACTTATCTCCACTAACTGTGGAAATGATGATGTCATCACCATTCGAGTATTCTCGTCCGATCAGCGTCTTGATACGGTCCAGATTGATCTTAATAGATTCATGTGTCTCGACATTGTACACGGTAATCGGTCCGGTCACTTTGCCAAGAGAATGGATTGTAATGAGAACACCAGTGTCGACATCACCATGATAATCAAGAATGGATCTTGTATCAAGATTGATAATACCAAACTCAATGAGATCTTCTTCTAAAGACTCATTAGACCAAGGGAATTCGAAGTTTGGTGTCACTGTTGCGAACTGGGTTACACTTGGGTAAGGATCGTAGAAAAATGGATCCAGACAGAGAATCGAAATCTGTGCGCCTTCCTCTCGAGAGAAAATATCCGGTGTATTAGACTCCACATAACCCTTCGTTTCCAAAGAACGATTGTCGGTTTCAACACGGATCGTAACTTCTTTTTTTAGAGGAAAGTACTTATAGGTTTTCTGTCGAACATCTTCAATTGTTGGAGCAAACATGAACTGCAGATTGAAGACAATATTACGGGTGCTGGCCCGTGCGGACGAGTAAAGAGCCCCATCCGCCGTGGCCAGATCCGTTGAATTGATGTTAGCTTTCGGGGGTCCCAGGCCAGTAATACTCTTAACAATCAGCCCCGATTTTTCAGGATGAAAGAGATCCAGCTCGAGAGATTCGCCCTTCGGATTGATTACCGTGATGGACTTGATCATACCTTAGAAATCGCCTCCTTGAAAGCAGTAAACTGATTGTTAGTATTGCGATAGATCTCAGAGCGGCTAAGCGCCTTCGGAGAATAGTTGTTCTGAACAAACTCAACCACCTGAGGCCCATTTTGATTATTCTGCGGGACCGGCTGTTTCATGCCATTCTCATGAGAGCTCAGAGAATTTGCAACGGCATTTACACGAGCGCCGGTTACATAAGTACTGATAACCGGGGTCTTCATCGAGCCGAGTTTATTAAACCCAGAGCGAACCTGTGTCAAATCGACAACAGGAGCAATCTGCGGATGAAGCGTCGGGTCGGTATCAATGATATCAGCAAGTTGTCCGATCGTATCTCTTGCGGCAGTAATAGTTTCTTCAGAAACACGAGTCGCAGATCGAGAAACTTCGCCTTCCATATTCTGGAAACCAATCGACATGCCAAGACCTGCCATCTCGCCAAGCCACATGAACTTACGAGAAGGAGAGTGAGAATCGATGGCAACCTGAACAGCAGAGAATGCCGCATTAGCAACTGCAGCAGCAGCTGCCGCGATCTCATCGGCTTTAGAAAGGATGCCCTGTTTAAAGCCTTCTGCGCACATTTGGCCAAGCATGTACCATTGACCAGAATCCTGTGTAAGTTGATTCTTACCAGCAGTTGTCAAAGCCTGTGCACCAGCAGTTATAGCGGAGGTCGTCGTTACCATACCACTACCAATCGAGGTGGCATACTGGACACCATAATTTTCAAAATTGGTAGTGAGCGCCCCGAGTGTAGATTCAGCTGTGGCGAGATAAGTATCCGAAACTGTATTCATAGCAGTAGAAACTGCACCAGTTACAGAATCAGTCATCGTCTGAGTTGTATTCTTCAGGTTATAACCCGTACGCTCAGCCGCGGCAGCCGAAATCTGCTCCATCGTGAAGCCCATCTTAAGAAGATCATCCTGAGATTCAGCAATGTACTGAGCATATGCAACCATCGCATCAGTCGAGTTGTCAGCAACTGTGTTACGAGACTCGTCAAGTTTGCTCATCAGATTTGCAAGATCGATTTGTTCCTGCAAAAGCTGCTGATAGGCCTTCTTAGCATCTTCGCTTGTCTTGCCCATCTTCTTGACAGTATATTCGTACTTCTGATTTGCCTGATCAACTTTCTCATTTTGAATTTTGATCTTCTCGGTAATGACTTCAGTTTCCTTAGCCTTCTTATCCTGCTCAGAAGCAGTCTTGCCAATCGTTGCTTCCCAAAGTTCCTGCTCCAAATCAATCGTAGAAAGATCGAGATCAAGATCGGAAAGCTTCGATTCGAATGCTGTTAGGAATGTATCTGCAGCCTTTGTACCAGAAGCAGAGAATGCACCAGACGAGTTATTGGTTGCTTGCGTGACTGTATCAGTAAGGGCATTGGTAAGAGTATTGGTAAGATTAGAAGCTGCAGAATTAGTCTCACTAGTATCAAATCCGAGACCAAAAAGCCCGACAAGACCGCCATTCTTATCAGCACCAGAGTATTCGTCATCGACAGCCCCAGTAACTTTTTTAGCAGTATCCTTAGCCCATCCTTTCAGATCTGTCCCAGCTTTTTCAATACCCTGAAGCATACGGCTACCCATATAGGCACCAGCAGATTCGGCCTTATCGCCATTTGCAATAGCACCTTTCGCTAGTTCGGCTGCTGCTTCGGCAGGCTTTTCTTCGAACTTCCCATTGGTTGCCGAATCGTATCCTTCGAGAGTTTTGTTACCAAGATTTTCACCAGGGGCTTTTGCTTCTTCACTTTCGGTCGGTAAGAACAAACCCTTAATGGCGTCCCATCCAGCAGCGATCATCTCAGTCCACGGAGAATGCCATCCAGTAACATTTCGGAAACCATTCAGAAACGCATTACCAAAATTGGCACCACTGGTCTTAACAGTCTCAAGAGATTCACTACCAGCAACACCTTCTAAGAATCCAGCAACACAATCTTGACCTGCCTGACGGAATTGTTCAATATACTCGCGAAGTGCTGTAATGGATTGCACAACATTCTGACAAAGCACATCAAGCGGTGTCGGGTCTTGAACCTGAGAAGTATAAGAGAAGAACTGCCACAAATTCCAACCAAAGTTAGAAATTTCAGAGCTGAATTCCGTAAGAGTCTTCATGCCGACTTCTTGAATCTCAGGAAGAAATGCGATCAATCGGCGCAGATCAGTGATGATATTGTTTGTAGCAGCATTATTTATCTGAATACCAGATAGATTCTGATAATACTTAGCAATATGCCCACCAAATTTGGCGACAGTCTCACCGAAATTATCAAGGTTCTGCTTGCCAACAAACCGAGCCAGGATATTATCCTCAGGAAGGGAATTAGCAATACTGACAAGAGCTCGAGCACCGGCCACCGATTGTTGCATAATAGAGAAATCAACACCGCTGATGCTTCTACTATATGCTGCCATCGATTGACCGAACATCTCGAGCTGGTAACCAAATACAGCAAGGCTCTGTTTTCCAAAGAAGAAACCGAAGATACTCCAATCAGGAATTGTATTTGCAATTTCGACCAGAGCTCGTGCACCAGGCAGGGAATTCGCAATAGCCGTATTATCACAAAGTTTGACGGAAAGAGAATACCCGGTTAATGCTGCACCAAACAGAACCAACTGAAGACCAAACCCGGCAAGATTTTGAGTTCCAGTAAAGAGGTTAAAGAGACCGCCTTGCTTCGGAATTGTGTTTGCAATCTCGACAAGAGCATTTACTGCGGGAAGAGATGCCGTGATAGCGTCCACGTTGCATCCAGCAAGACCCTGACTATAAGCAGTAAGTGACTGGCCGAGCAATCCACACTGCATTTTGAATTGTTCAAGATCCGGTGCACCAACAAAAACTTCAAAGAGTCCAACAGTTGCCAAAATGGCTAACCCACCAGCAAATGCAATCACTGCCTTAATGCCGGAACTAACTTGGTCAAACTTCACATTGGCCATGGAATCATTGAATGCTTTAATGGATTCACCAAGAATCGTTATGGATGTTCCGATACCGCCGGCAACAAAACCTGCAACAAGGTTTCCAATTGCCTGAGAAATCGTCAGGCATTTTTGTGGGAGATCATCAGGAACATTTAGACTATTGATAATAGCAAGAATGGCCCCAAGTGTTGTGCATACCCCAATAAGAGCTAGCAAAACAATGCCGATACCAGCAAGGGATGCTACTCCGCCAGAACCTAGTGCGATTAAGCCTGCAGACGACTTCGACAATGCGGCTGCCATGACAGACAATCCAACTGCCAATGTAGTAACACCAGTGGCGGCTTCTATTGCTTGGCCAAGATTTGGCGCCAGAGTAACAAGCAACCCCAAAATTGTTGCGAGTCCTCCAACAGCAAGCGTTAGAATGGCTATTGACTTAATACTTATTTCAGCTTTGCTAGTAAGCGCGCCCATAACGCCAAATGCTACAAGCATCGCAGAAAGACCGTATGTAGCTGTTTTGAATGTCTCTGGGCTATCTTTCATAGCGATACTCAAAGCGGCGACCATAGTACCCAAAGCAACTGCTGCAATAGTCATAGTTGTGATGCTTTTACTCATGTCTTTTGCTTTGGCAGTGGCCTTAATCATTGCAATAAAGATTGCAGAGAGACCAGCAACATAAGCAAGCCCCTTAATCATGGCGCCAGTATCGAGATACCCAACAATGCCACCAATAACGGCAAGAACGCCAATAGCAGCAGATGCAGCAAGAAGCGTCACAGAAACTTTATGAGCATCTTTTCCAGCAAATTTGGAGAATGCAATCAAACCGCCCATAAATATGGTTAAGAATCCAATCGCAGCAATTCCCTTGACTAGCGTCTGTGTTTTAAAGTTTCCGAGTAGCGCAACAGCCGCCATGATCGCATAAATTCCAAGACCAATGCCGCCCATGAGAGCGCCCGCCTTCGCAGCATTAGTACCCGCAAGATTCGTTGCTGCAAATACCGCGGCCAAAGCAGCGATCATCAATCCGAGTTTCTTAATTATGCCCCAGATATCATTTATGTCATAGTTCTCAAGTTTCTGGATAAGTTTCAACACGGCAGACAATGCAAGTACTGTCGTAAGAATTGCGCCAGCGCTTTTTAGTTGAGTAGTCCCTTTCAACTTGCTAAGAGCAACTGATAACCCTATCACAGATGCGGTCGCTAAAACCAAAGCGTTAATAACAGAGTTAATATCTCTAAAGGAAATATCAGAAATGTTCTTAAGTGCTTTTGCAATAATGTATATCGAAGCAGACATTGCTAGGATATTCGCAGCGGCACTATTAAGAACTCCCGTATTGCCAACAGACGCAGTCAGTAAACCCATCTTATTGGTCATTAATGTCGCCGCCGTAGCAAGTGTTCCTACGAGAACACCAATGGCAAGAACATTATCCAAAAGAATATTCGGGTCCATATCCTCGAGCATCTTAAATGCAGAAGCGAGAAGAAGCAGGCTCCCAGCCAATGCAGCAACGACTTTAGCAAGAATACTTGCAGCCGTCGCATCAGTTGCAGCCAATGTCGGCATCATCGTAAGTGCCTTAACGAAGATTCCAAATGCTACCATAGTAGCGGTCAACATAACTGCTGCATTTTGAAGTTTATCAGTCGGAAGTAAAGCAAGAACAGTCAAAGAGGCCGCCAAGATGGCAACAGCTTTTGCCATTTTCACATAGTTTGGTGCATTTATAGAATTTTTAACAGCATCAAACATACCAGCAACAGATGTCATAACTTTATCGACGCCTTTCATAAGGCCAGCAAAGCCACCAGTAAGATTACCAATTGCTTTAGCAAACTGGGTCATTGCTTTTGTAAAGTTATTGACAGACTGGATAATTCCGAAGCCAAAAGCAATACTTAAAAGTGCTCCCCAAGGAACATCCTTAAGCCAACCTCTAAGTGTATTAAACACAATAGAGATTCGTCTAGTTAGATTATCAAAACTTGCACCAGTTTTATCACAGACACTTTCAATAGTGGATTTGAAACTTTCAAGAAGACCGTTGGTGTCAGTAATATTAGTTGTAAGTCCTTTAAACCAACTCCATGCATCTTTTCCGATTTGACTAAAGATCCCAATCAAATTAGGAAATGTTAGTTTATCAATCCCTTTTATTTTGGAAACTGTTTCAGAAATGTAATTAAGAAGTTTCAAAGCTGCTCCGGCACTTGCCTCAATAGTAGTTACCAAAAGCTTAAACGCTGTCTGTCCAATCTTGCTGTTCTTAAATTGAATAAAAAGATTCTTAAGAATCTCGATAAGTTTCTTAGCGCCAGAACCAATCTTTTCAAAGCCAATACTGAGTTTTTCGCCAGATAGGATCATGTTCCTAAAACCATAAAGCAAATCGCCAACGGTGCCAAGTATTTCGAGAACCAGATCGCCAAAGCTACCCAATTCTGGAGCAACTAGATTCTTAATAGTATTTCCAAGCTGTTTAAGTGTACTAAAAAGAACGTCAAATACTGAAAACACACCACGAGCAGCTCTACGAAGATTTGTCATCTGACGAGAATTCAATTGCAGAGCTTTCATCAGATTTTTGAAACCATTCGTGAAATTCAAAAGATCCTGGCTTGTTTTAGCAGGGAAAATATCTCGGAATGCATCTTTAAAAGGCTTAATGACACGAAGGATAGCTTCCATCATCTCATTGATGCCTTCGAGCATGGTCTTTCGACCGCCACCTTCACGCCAACCCTCGAACAGTTCATTACGAACATCGCCGGATGCAGCAAAGACTTCATAAAGGATGTTGGCGAGGTTTGTCCAAAGCTTTTTAGCTTCTTCATAGTCACCAAATATCAATTCAAAGGTCTTCATCCAGCCAGTAGACACGGCATCAGATGTTGCAGAAATAGCTTCTGCGAATGTCTTAGCTTCCTGCGCAGACTGGAAAGACTTTCGGCCAAGTTCATAAGTAGAAGAACTTAATTCATCCAGATATCCACGAAGTTCTTCTATATCAACGCCGGTCATACTGGCATAAGCTTGCAGATCAAGTGTTCCTTCTGCATACTTATCTACGGCCGAAAGTAATTGCGTTGCTGTTAGATCTGTAGCAGAGGATACTTCATAAAGCTTATTCGTGAATCCGCCATAACGATCCAAAACATTCAGCAAAACATCCGATGTAAACCATGCATCGGAAAGTGCATTATTGAAATTCTGAACGCTAACAGCATTATTCTTCATGGTGACGTAAGTTCCATCACCTTTTTTCTTAAGCTTTCCAAGTGCAACGGCCGCTTCAATTGCATTTTCTTTGAATTCAGCGGTAGCCATGTTTGCATTCTCGATGGATTTCCAGTCAATCAACTTAACTGCGCCAGTCGACAACGCTTGTGAAAGGTTATACATAGCACGACTAGCTTCATTAGCATTGGCACCGGAACGAGCGGCCCAAGTGGCAATACCTTGCATAGCCGTAACAGATCGATCAAGTTTAATACCATTGGAAGTAAACTTACCAATGTTTCCGACCATTTCAGTAAAGTTATAAGAGGTTTCATCAGTGAACCAGTTTAACTTTTCCAGCTGGCTATTAACGTAACTCATCTGGACTCCGGTGTCTTTGAAGTCCTTAGACGTTGCTGACATAATGGTCTGAACAGCGCTTGTCTTTTCAGCATACTTATCCCAGCCAGCATTAACCTGATCGAGTGTCATGCTATTGACAAAACGCTTTGTTGTATCAATAAGGGCATTGGTGGCACGATTTACAAGTGTAGCTTTTGCTACCATAGTTGTAAGCCCGCCGTTAATTCCCTCGATAGCTTTCAAAAGGGGATTTGCATCTACCTCTTTGAAAGATTCATTTACTTTGTCAAGATTTTTCGAAGCGCCCGAAAACTTTAAAGCATTCTTAAGTCTATCCAAAGTAGATAAACTTTTACTTGCTTTCTTTTCAAACTCTTCATTATCAAATCGCATTTGTACAACGCGATTATCAACTGTCGTAGACATTATCTTCTAACCTCCTCCCACAGTTCCTTAGAGAGTTCATCAAATATCGGCCGAATGGCTGGATTAATGATGTCATAGCCCTCGACATATCCGCCAGTGCCAGTCGCATGCCCATACTGGAGGAGGATGATCACAGGGGTTCCTTTGCCGCCAAATGCGTAGCCATCAATTGTGTTGGTATTGTACCATTCAATCGAGATGCCCTGCGAATCATTTTGAATTTTATAACCCCAGGACTCAGCAGTTATACCTGAGTCTACCGGGGTCGCACGAATCAGAGCTTCCAATCCGCGTCTAGCATATGCATCGAGAATGGGGCGATAGTCTTTGGACGCCAAGCCTTTTAAGTACTTCTCGGTATTGTTAAAATTTCCACGTGTCCTAATGGCTATCACCCGCATTCTCCTTTCTTAAGGCCGCTTAACTCCAGCGAGCCTTTACTTCTCGAACATCTACATGAACAAATTTTTTATAAAGACCGACACCACCGGAATTTCCGAGTTTCTTGTCAAACCAATCATAAATCGTCTTAACAGGAACGCCAGAAATATAGACATCTGCCGCAGTGCCATATTTATGCTGGCTATATTCTGCACCGCCGATCTTTTTGTTGTAAGGTTCTGTTCGATAAGCCGAGTTAATGATGATCGGCTTCTTGAAGTATTCTCGAGCTTCCTGCAAGAGTTTAACCAATGCCGGTGCTACAAATATAGTATCAGTATTATCCTTGCAACGAAACTCTTTAACTTTAAAGTTAGAAGAAAGTTTCTTTTCACCATCTTTCTTCCAACTATATGCATAAATAGGGATCATAGGTTTCTCCCCCTTTGGTTCGTCAACCTCGGTTTCTGCAACTTCGGAAATGATGACATATACCGAGATGGTTCTGGATGGCTTGATAATTCGAGTAGAATCTCTAAAAGCCGTGGAGGCTCCGCCATCGCCGATCAGAGCATAATTCCAGCCTTTCTTATATAGAAGGTTCTGGAAATCCCACAATCCAATTTTAGATTCGATTCCGAATACAAAATTGTTTCCTTTAAAGCCGAAAGCGGGGCGACTGGTCAAACGAGGTTTTGCTTTGGTACCATCAGCATCTACATGCGATGTGAGATCTCTTCTCTTTTTGCCATTTGGAATGACAACAGTATTTGTAAAATAACTGTCAAACTCATCATGTGGCAGAATACCCCATTCTGGATTGCCATTCTTTTTCCAGCCAATGCCAAACTCATTGTATCTAGGCTGGCACAATGTGGTCCCATCAATCTTAGTATGTGCAAGAGGGTTTCTTGTTGACATATTAAAGAAGGGGCCGTTCATGATCGTTACATTCGGGCCGCCATACAATTCCCACATCTTCGAAAGTGTATACTTCGTTTTCCGATTGTCAATCAGTCGGATTCGGCATTTATTCACTGGGATAGACTTATAAATTGCCATAAGATTACCCTTTCGTTCCTAGTTTTCTTCTACGCTCAGCATTCAACTTAGCATAGTCTCGAGCAATTTCCTTCTTAGGTTTCTTCTTTGGATTCTGCTGTTCATTGCAAACCTCAATCAGCATCATGAGACGATTTAGATGCCACTTTTGGAACTCAACAGGAATCTGAAAGGCAACCATCCATCCGTAAATTACTTCAGAAGTAACTATTTGCCCTTTCCCAAATACTGGCTTCTTTTTAGTATCATAATGCGTAATTGTGGTTGCTGTCATTGGTGCTGAAATGTAAGCATCAATGTCTCGAATGTTTTGCGGACTCAATCTCTCATAAATTTCATCCGGAACGTTCTGTGTCAATGTCATACAGCGGACATAGTCACGTGATTCCGCTGGAGTTAGTTGACTATTTAAGTATGGTTTACACCATTTGGATTCCCATTTTGAAATTGAGACAAGGCTATGCTCGAGCATAAGTACTTTCTCCGGATACGTCCGAAACCTCTCGAGCTCTTCGTCATAAACTTCGGTCGCCGGGACGACCAGCTTAAGCATTCTCGCTTGCCTCAGTAGACTCGTGGAGCTTCTTAGCTTCCTGAGCACTCTTAACCTTCTCGATCACATCGGCGCGATCCTCAGCGCTCATACCGGGCATAATACCCACGATGAAGTTGATGATGTCATCATCCTCACCGCCGAGCAGCATCATCAGAATCTCATCATGTGCGAGAGAATACTGAAAATCTTCCTTGATTTCAGGAGTCTTCAGGAACACATCGCTACCAGGCTTACGAACACCATAGGCATTCACGAGCAGGTTATCGATGAACTCAGCGACGGCTTTCTTATCGCCCTTCTGCTGGAGTTCGGTAAGGCCATCAATCAGGCCATTGTCAAAGCCAAGGCTCATCTTGGCAAGGTCGGACTTATTCAGATGGAACCACAGGTCCTTCTCGACCTTATTGCCATCATAGTCCTCGTAAGAAACATGCTGCTTAATCATAGATCTTTCTCCTTTTATTCATTTTGATTTTTTAAAGAGGGGCCAGGATAACCACTCCCAGCCCCTCAAGATGATTAGGCCGCGTTCAGGATCTCAGCAATCTCATCGGGAGTGGGCAGGACTGCGCCAGTTTCGGTCTCGTCGCCATACAGTTTGGCCTCGATCTTGGCCAGCTTAGTGCTATCGATCTTGGTGGAATCGATAACCAGCAGGGCAGTAGGCTTCTTGCCAGTCACGTTGACAGGAGTAGTGGACAGCTCCCAGCTGAAGGTTAGAGCCTCGGGGGAGTCATTGATGGTCTGATAAGCCTTCTCAGAAGGAGACACCTGGCAACCATACACCAGATGCAGCTTATAGCCATGATCCTGGCCATCAGTATCGTTACCAATCATAGTACGATAGCAGAAACCAAAGACGGAGCGGGACTGCTGACCGACATAGACACCGGTATTATTAACCAGCTCCTTATTGCCATTGCAAGCCTCAAACTCCTCAGGATAAGTATAGGCTTCAATGGTTGCGCCGAACTCCTCGGCGGAGATCAGGTTCAGATACTTGATGTTATCGGCGTACTGGCCAGTGGCCTCAGCGCCGGAGGGAGATTCAGAAACGGAAATCAGACCATTCCAAGCAACGCCATTCTTATAGGCGCCGGTCTGATCGGGGAAATACAGGACACCATGGTCTACACCAGTCTCATAAAGGTGCTCGCCAGTCTTATCCCATTCGAGTCTAGCCATAGGATTGTTCCTCCTTAGAAATAAAGATCAAAGACATAGTGGTATAGATTGTCAGCAGTATAGATTCGATTCATTGTGCACATGGGGAGCTGCGCAATCTTCATAGGGAGATCGGAATCCGGATCTGTTGTAACTGCCATTACCACATATTTCTTCATAAGGGAATACGGATTATTATCTGCAAACGTCGTATCAATATCATCCAATTTGTAGATAATGCATGGGTAGGACATCTTGACGGTGGGAGGCGGCTGAAAATATACGCGTTTTGTAACCCCCATGATCTTATTTAAGATCTCAGATAGTTGTAGACGCGATTTCGCCATTATACACACCTCCAATCGAGATGATTAGACGGGGGGACTGGACTTCAACAGATTGAACATTCCAATACGCCCCCATCCATTCAACATATCTCATGGCAAAGAAGTGCGCAAAAGCAAACGGATCAGCCACAATGCTAATCTGGTTATTAACATCAATGTTATCATTAATGCCTTCGCCAGAGGTTGCTTTTTTCACATTTCGGATAACGTCACCCATGTAGTAACGAGCTACCGGAGTCTCCGTATAAACATCCGGTGCAGTTTCCATCGGCACAACAAAGCCGATTGCGCCATAAAACTTTGCCATTTTGAATTTTTAATCAGTCGGCCTTAGCCGCGGCAGTCACCAGGGTGTTAGCGCTAGCAGTCATGGCGCTCACACCGCTAACAGTGCCGACCTTAGTAGTCTCGGTGTAGAACAGAGGAACAGCATAGCCATTCTCGATCTCCAGAACAGCGCCTTTCAGGAAAGCGTCCTTCAGCTGAGAGGTCGTCATCTGAGTCTTATGAGCAGCATCAACATATGCCTTGCTAGAAGCAACATAAATGATCACCTTAGCGACATTCTTGTCCTTCGCATCCTTAAAAATCATGTCCATAGTGAGTTCTCCTTTCAGCTACCTTAGATTAGTCCTTCTGGACCTCGAAAGCGATGGCTGCGTAGGGACGAGTCAGAGCGCCAGAGCAACGAGTCTCCATCAGATACTTATACTGGTTATAGTCGATATCGAAGTCGTCAAACATGTTGACCTCGCCGCCCTTATCGGCACCGACATTATAGTCATTCAGGTTGACCAGCAGAGCGTCCAAAGCCTGAGTCTTGCCGGAATCATCGCTGCGAGTCAGACCAACCATAGACTCAACCGTTACAATGCTGTTAACACGCAGGGCGGTGCGCAGTTTCTCGACGGTATCATAGATCACGCGGCCGGTAGTGTCCTCCAGCATCAGCATCTCGGTCAGCATATCCTCAGTGGTATACAGATCGGGGTTGCCGGAGCCCTTATACAGCTTACGAGACTTCACGACTGCCTTGATGAAGTTCTTGGCATGCTCAGCATCGCTAGTGCCAGCAGTCACGGGGTACTTCACTGTGAACAGCTCAGAATCAGTCCAGACAGGACGAATATTCTGCTCGTTGATCTTGTCATCGCTGGAAGCCAGGCGGCCGTCACCGATCAGGATGGCGCGAGCCAGTTCCTCATTCAGCATCATCCGCATCTCAGACTTCAGCCAGGCAACAACATTGAAGTCAGTAATGTCGATCTGGTCATCACGGTCCATCTTCTGCTTCTTATAGATGGTGGTAGGAGTGGTGGTGCGCTTCAGCAGGGAGAAGACCTCTTCCTTCTTCAGCTTACCCTTGATATAGCCCTTCGCACGAGCCTCATCTTCGGTGATGTCCGCAAAGATGGACTTAATGCGAGAGAAGGGAGTGCGATGGACCTTGCTCATAACCTGAGAAACCCAGGTCTGATCGCGCTGGATGAAGATGGGCTCATTGGTCATCTTACGAGCATCGGGGAACAGATAGCCGACGTTGGTCACACCATAATCGCCGTCAGCATGCTGGATAACATCCTGCAGGGCCTCAGCATCATCGCCGCCAGTTTCGCAGTGCTCCAGAACAGCCTGCTTCAAAGAACCCAGACGCTTGGCGTCCTTCAGGATCTTCTGCATATCGTCGTGGCTCAGAGTGGGAGCCGCGGCATTCTCGGGGTCAAAGACATTGTGCTTCATATCAGGATTATCCTCCTTATTGTCATCATCGTTGTGTTCAACGCTACCGCCCTTTTCTTCAAGAGCTTTGCCGATAATATAGGCAACGGCGGCCTGCTGCTCTTCATTCAGGGTATCGAGAACATCCTTCACGGTCTTCTCATTACCTTCAGGGTTCTCTTCTTTCTTCTGGTCCTCGCGCTTCAGATCTTCGTCTTTCACTTCGGGGTCCTCCTTCTTTTCCTCATCAGCATGGGCGAGAGTAATACCGCCAGCTGTGAAAATATTTGCATCATCGAAATCGTCATCACCATCATCACTGTGAGTGAGATTCAACTTTTCGATATATGCCTTAGGGTTCGCTCCGGCAAGAACAAGACTTACTTCCTTAATGTTACCATGAGAGACAACATTTGTAAACTTGTTTCTAGTTAGGCGATTTGCATGAATGGAGAATGCGCTTACATCTCCATGGTTAACAAGTTCCTTTGCGGCAATGCCAGCCTCAGTGCCATTGAAAGAAATCTTTCCATAGACACCATCATCACGTGCTTCCAGGTCAGCATGGCCAAGAACAGCTTCGACATCATCATGGATATGCATCCACACCACCGGAACTCTAGCGCCATTTTGATCTGCAAAAGCTCCCTGACTAATTGTAACGCCATCAGTGCATTTCACACCATATCGGGTTACATAGCCTTCGCAATCATACATCTGCGTTTTCTCCTTTCTTTAATAAATCTGCAAATCCACCAGAAGGTTCGTCCCCTTGTTTCTCTTGATTGAGGTTCGAGTTACGCAGTTCATCAGCCTTTGGATCATCGGAAGGTTTAATGCCGATAATCTGGCGGATTTCGTTACTGGTAAGGATCTCGTTTCTGGTGAACTTATCGGCAATCTCAGCAATCTGGCTAACAGGAGTAATGCGGAAGGGCTCAGTAAAGAACATGACAGACTGTCCTTGTGTCCGGGCAGTTTTGGTCAAGAACTTTCGCTTAAACTCATCAGTGATTGTGGATGCCAAAGGTTCGACAGTCTTGTTCTGATAATTCAACATCGTCTGCTCGTCGGCTGTACCATCCAGAATACTCTGGCTGAAACCTAACTGGCTATAAAGCATACTCGTCAAATACTCAACCTGCTTCAAGAGGTTATTCTCAACAGAGCGATTGAGCTGAATTACCTTCTCGGTGCTGTCGATATATGCGATACCGAGCTTATTCCCAGCAAGCTGGTCTTCAACAGACTTTCGACGAATCTCGGCCTGCTGCTGACGTGCCTCGCTACGAATCGTATAAGGGAGCTGGATAATCAAATCCAACTTGCCAGATCCAGCCTGTTCATCAATTACATCCAAAAGGCGAAGCTTTCGAATAAGACGTTGCAGGGTGGAGTTTGGTGCGTTCATTACTGCATAAAACGGGTTTTCGAGGATCGCCACATCTCTCTTTCTAAAAGTGAATTCCTGGCGTTGGCCCGTTACACTATTGTAAAGACGCACCTTTACATGCTGTGGATACCATTCTACGATTGGACCAACTCTCATTTGCAAGATGTCATAAGAGCTGGATACTTCAGGGTCATCTGTTGTTTCGACAGGAACTGCGGCGACAACACCTTCATCAATCATGGACAAAACCATATCATGAACAAATGCTCGTCCGCTCTGATCCAGGTTTGCTTCAGTCTTGAGAACTTCATTCAAACCCGTATTCATTTCTTCCTTAAATCGTTCATTCTCATCAAGGCGAACATGTCGAAATTTTAGTGATGCAACATCCAATGCGATCCGATTGTAAATCGCATTCACAATTGTTTTCTCATTGTTGGATGATAGAATCACTCGGTCAGCCCGTTGAGAGTCCCCATAGCCCAATCGCCAGGACATATCAGTCATCGGGTCCCGATTTTTAAAGACGTTCCACGCACGCCTTATTCTGGAACCAAAAGATAGATCCATGCGGGGTCCTCCTTATTAGGGGTATGCACTCATTTTGAATTTTATCCGCGACGTCTTTCGCGAGCCTCAGCAAGGCGATCATTAAATGCATCCAATTCCTTGAGATACATTTCAAGTTCGTCTTTCTGCTTCTTGGCGAGTTTCATATCTACTTTTGCAAAATTGCTCTCCATAGCTTTATACCACTTGGCACCTTTTTGAGCACGCCGAATTGTTTTTGCGCTTCTTCCCTCGAGCTTCTTCTCAAGTTTTGAAGTATTTCGGCGCCCTTTAAAAGCACTCATACGGCGCTGGGAAATAGTATAGGAAAGACTTCTTTCTGCATTCTTAGCTTTGTCATACTTTTCACGATTCTTTTTGGCTTTTGCAGAGGATTTTTCATATGCCTTTACTGGGTTATGCCGAATCCCCCATTTCATGCCGAGAACACCATAGTGATAAAGCTCTTCTTGTCCGCAAGGACCATAAACAGCCATAAATTTCCTCCTTCCTAAGAAAATTAATCGAAAAGATCTCGATTTAGTTTCCATGCAATGTAGCCATCCATCATAGCGGCAACAGCATCGATCTTCTGATCGTATCTCTTTTTATAAAGCATACGGTTACCATTCACATCTTCCAATGTAATACAGTTACCCATAGAATATGTCATCAACTGCTCATCAAACAGCAATGCTCGATCCTCGGAAAGTTTCTTGAGTTCACCAAGGGGGACAGTTTCAGTCTTCTTGCCCTGAATGACTTTCTCAATGCCGAATGGGCCATTCTCTTGAGCCCAGCGAGCAATGAAATCCTTGCAATTGTAAGGGTCATAACCAACAGCACGAACATCATAATTATTCTGGATAATAAACTCATCAAGATCCTCATAAATTTGCATGGGGTCAAGTGTCGTTCCGTCCAGGACAATTAAACTGCCCTCTTCCATGAATTCTTCATATTTCTGCCGCATCGCAGGATTTAGCTTTAATACGGTCCGGGACGAAATATAATTTCGTGTCTTCACGCCGAATTGCATACCTTTAAGCGGAAACAAAAATGTGAATGCAAAGAAGTCATCGCCCTGAGAAGCATCGATTCCCATAGCGCAAGGCATACCATAATACAGTCGTTTCGGATGGCAAATAGTCTCCTCATACGGGAAGTAGTATGTGTAGCCCTCCATAGGAAGCCCAAATCTCTTAGCAAGAATATCGTTTCTTGCAGAGGGAACTTTCTCAGCACGCTCAACATCTTGCTGATAAGCATCGTAGCTCACACTGATTCCAATATTGGGGTTTGCCTTAATCCACATCGCCGGATCATTGATCTCGTCAATGCTATCGAGTTTATACCACCAAATGGAGACATGCGGGTTCTGATACTCGCCTTTTAGGATCGATTGTAGCTCCATTTTGATTGCATCACCAACACCATTTCGTACGGTACCCTCAGAAGAGGTCGCTACGATCTGATAATCTTTGACTTTAGAAGCACCCTGCTCAATAGCGCCTATAGGATCTTCACGGATGTCACCAGAAAGCCACTCATCGACTGTCGCATACTTGCATCGCAAACCCTGAAGCTTATCAATGCTCAATGGACGAATCTCAATCAGTGAGTTCGTCATAAAGTTCATGATGCCCTTTTTGGTAGATGCTAATTGACAGCGATTTGCTTTGCTTCCGGTTGTATTTTGCAGAGATCCAGCGGTAAGCATCTTAAAGACAGGCCCGCGAGCACGTGCAATAGCCGTTGCCAGCGGAGTTGTCGTTTCTTCAGCTTGACGCATAGTTGGTGCTGTCACAATCTGCTGAGTTGTTGATGTATCGACATTTTGTCCATATGAATGAACGCAAGAATCATATAAAGATTTCGCGGCACCTCGTCCAACGATCAGATACTGCTTATGGATAAGTCTCCTCTTTAACTTTCTAGTGACATATCGGCCACCTTTACCTTGAGGATCCGGAACATAAGTGCTCCGTGTTTCAAAGTAAAACCAGCCGTATAGTTGTTCACCCCAGAGTTTGAAAGAATCCATCATCTTAAAGTCTGATCCATCTGTTAAGACAAGTTCACTTTCGCAATATGCGATCCAACCCTCAACAGGAGCCGGATCGTAATATACGCCCGGGTTCCGAATCAGTTCGTCGATTCGGTTCATCTCCATCGATATCTCTCGATTGACGGGAATTTCTCCTGCCAGCACCTTCTCCCGGAATTCGCCGTAGTAGCGAGGCACTGCAGTGTTGGATAGATACTTTGACATTAGCCACCCTTCCGCTTCTTTTCAATGTCCATCAACTTCATTATCGATTGATAATTTGCATAAGCTTTCTGTGCTCCGCCCATAATATTACCAATATTTTGAGAAAGATCGGCAATATCTTTAGAACCGGATTTCATCTTGTCAATCAATCGCTTACCCTTATCAACAGTATCCTTGATTTTCTGGGCTTGCTGCTGTGCCTGCTGTTGCTGAGATTGCTGATTGGAAGGATTCAGCATACTCATATATGTTTGCTCAAGTCGAAGTCGATTGATTGCGCGAACCAATTCCTCATCAGACATTTCTTTTGCTTTCTGACTGGGTGGTTTAGCGGCTTCTTCTTTCTTTCGCTCTTCTTCTGCCCGAACAGCAGCTTTTCGTTTAGCTTCTCGAATCTCTGCATCACGTTTTTCAGCCTGCAGTCTTCGATGTTTTGCCCAAATGCTTTCAGGTCTTCTTGAGGTCGCCTTCGGCGCAGATTCATCTTTATTCAAACGACGCTTTTTCGGGTTGTCCTGATACGGTTCTTTTCCAGAGCCATACGGATACCGACCCGACTTCCTCGGGACGCCATAATGGTAAAATTCATCGCCATATACAGCCATATAAGCCCTCCTTTCCTAGGAGTAAGTATGCTAAAAATTTAAGCATCATGTTATACGGTTTCTTGAGTCGTACCCCCAGTAATCTCGTCAATGCGTTCATTAGTTATGCTATTGACTTCAAAGATTCCACCAAGCGGATCCCAAGTTCCATTTTCGGTATAGCCATAGTTCATATCAGACTCAATGACATTGTAAACATCATTTACTGTCGCATTTTGAATTGCGAGTAAATCTGTATATGTTGCAACAGAACCCTGGAACTTGTAAACCTTTGTAAGATCAGACTTCTTTGCATAATTTTTTTCAGCATCATCGAGGGCAAGGGCACCTACCTCAGAAGCTGTATAAGTTGGCTTAAGAGGAGTCTTAGCCCATGCTGGAACCGTCGGATCGGTCTCAGTATAAGACTGGAGTGCTGTATCTGCTTTTTCAAGAGAAGTCTTGACAGAAGGCGCGAGGTCCTCTTTCAGGATCATATTCTTAAATGCGCAACTTCCAAAGTCATTCATATACTTCAGAATCTTACCGGCAATAGTATTGAATGATTCGCCAGAAATGATGCTTTCTCGTTTATTTGGAGCTGTAAATGTAACTGTTACATTTGAGGCATCACCATTCGTTGCAAGTCTCGTACTATCAGTCGGGTGAACATGGTCGCCTCTTGCGAATGCTGTTTCCTCGCCAATGGAGCCGGAGCCGGAATCTGCTTTCGGAACGGTAGTAGATGCTGCAGCTCCTTCTGGAACATCTTTTGCTGTGATATAATTTGCATCATTTTCAAATGCGGAAATCTTCTTGGGGATCTTAGATTCTGTAGCCGTTTGACTTGTAGTGATATAATCAATGATTAAATTCCAAAGATGGGAAAGACCAACGTCATTGAGAAATGCATTATTATTTGCCAAATTTAATCACCACCATATTAATTTTTATTTATAAAAATTTGAAGCCTATATTATGATTTTGAATATTAAGCAACTCTTTTAAAAGCAGAAGGTGAACGCCACGCCACGCGCACCGCTCGCGCCGCCATAGATAATGCTAATATATACACCTCGCCCTTCCGCATCAACAAGCAATGTCCCATTATGCCACCCCCTTCAAAATGCCGTCCGATTCTCCAAACAACGCATTTTTCGGAACGATAACGGCAGGTCGGATGCCCTGCTCTGCATAAACCGAGGCTGTGCCTAATTGAGAGATCACACTCATTTGTTTCCAAGCAAGACCATTTAATATATTTGTTCGAGTTACCGGGCTACGCAGGTAATAGTCCGTTTTCGCACCATTCATGTATGCGATACGCATACTCGCTGCTTCTGTTGATAGCCCATTCAAAAAATAATCTAACTTTGCTCCGTCATGTGGAATATATGAATTGTTTTCATCAGAACGGTCATCATATTGTTGTCGGCCTATTTCATTGCACCCAAGCAAAAATACCTTGCAATCTAATCCATTTTCTTTGCTTTTAACAAGAGTGCTCTTTCCTCCAACACAATAAGGAATTTTTGCTTGTTTAATAGTGACTTGCTCAATGGGTCCCAAAGCGTGGAAAAATTCGCCATTGAGCCATGTGTTTATCAGGCTATCTGCAAGTGTATTCAGATATTTCCCTTCGGAGTTCCACTGCCTATTGCTGTGAATATCCTTCCTCAGTAGCCACGTTCCGTCACAGCTTGCGTCATACAGGCTGGAGTTAGAAGGAATCCCTTGGTTGACAACCAAGTATTCAACAGCCGTGCCGCCCTCCATCAGCTTCACGGTGGACCCCACTGCAAGGCTGGAGGCCAGCACCCCCGTCACCGGTGCTTTCAGCAGCGGCACAATGCCGCTCATAATCACTCTGCCCATTATGCCACCTCCCCAGCGGTGAACGTCCCCGTCCCCGCGTTGCCGTAAAACTGTCTGCCCACAAGGTCATAAAGTCCCACCGCCCCGCTGGCGTTTTTGCAGGGCAGAAAGTCTCGGATTGGGCTATCTCCGCTGTATAACTGTGCGTAATACAGTTTTCCGGACCGCTGTTCAGCAATGGAACCGTTACGGTTGAGCGCCATCAACGTCATATTTGCAGGAACCGCAAAAGTTGCCGCTGTCGGTGTCCATATTTGTTCACCATTGACGGTCAGGCCGCTTTGGTTAAGCACAGCCTCGATTGGGTCTGTTCCGTTTAATGGAGCGTTCTGCATCGCCTGATCACCAAATACGGCGGCATTGCCCCAAAGGCCGAAGCCGTTTGACTGCCAGTTCTGGTCACTGACTGCAACGCCACCCGATGACGTTTGCGTTGTCTGAAATTTTATTTTCAGAGTATATGTTTGATCCGGTTTGACACCGGTATCAATATATTGTGTCCCGCTGGATTGGATATACGCCAGTTCTGTGTAGCCAGAGGGCAGCAAAGACGGCTTTTTGTGGACGCTGCCCTTCCGCATAAATAAACAATGTCCCATTACGCCACCCCCTTTAGAATCAATGTGGATGCGTCAAACAGGGCAGTTTTGGGGATGACCAATGCAGGGCGGATGCCGTCCGAGTCGGATGCGCCATAGTCGCCGTAGTCGCCGTCGGAACGGACGAACCACACGCGGCCGGCGTTGTCGGTGCTCGGGGAGCGGAGCCACCAGATGGTGTCCATACCGCTTAGGTACGCAATGCGTTTGTTGTTTGCGGACGTGGTTGTTCCGCTCGTAAAGTAATCCAGCTTTGCTCCATCTTCGGGGAAATCGCTATCGTCGCTGGCAGTCCAGCCAAGTTCATAGCCACCCAGCAGGAACACTTTGCAGGACAGGCCGTTTGCTCCGCTCTGGTCGGAGCCGTCGGAGCCGCCGCCAGACCGATACGGAATTTTTACCTGCTTGACAGTTGCCCGCTCCACGCTTCCTAAACTATTGAAAAAGTCCCCATTCAGCCAAGTGTTAATAGCGCTGGTTTCGTACTTGTTTACGTTGGAAGTATGCCACTGTCGGTTACTGTGAATATCCTTCCTCAGCAGCCATGTTCCGTCACAGCTTGCGTCATACAGGTTGGAATTACTGGGAATCCCTTGGTTGACAACCAAGTATTCAACAGCCGTGCCGTTTTCCATGAGTTTGACCATAGACCCCACCGGCAAAGTGCTTGCCAAGATACCGGTTGACGGGGCTTTCGCTCTGCACCCACCAACTACCGTTACATGGCCCATCAGCTCACCTCCGCAACAATGGGAATTGCAACCGTGTTGGCGTCCCCGAAGATCGTAAACTTGATCCCGCCGTTATAGGTCTCGGCGTAGCCGTTGGTGATACAGTTGAGGTACTGGTTCTCCGCTTCCACAAAGGCCGCGTAATCGTCGGAAGTCCCCGCCCCCGTATAAGCGTGGTCTACCAGTGCCGTGTTCTGTGCCGTCACCCCGGCAATGGCAACGCTCTGCGTCTTGACGCCGGTGTTGCTGTCCTCCACCCACGTGGTCCCGATGGTGGCGGTGTAGGTCTTTGATGCTGGAATAGTATTGAACAAAGCAGTTATTTTTTGCCAAAGCCTCTGGAGACCATTATCATCAAGAAAACTCTTTTCGATGCTCATTCGATCGGCCCCCTTACTCTTTGTTTTTGAGTTGCAACTTTATTGATAATATTGTCAATCTGTGCATTTGACATGGCATTATCACCAGAAAGTTTCTGACTCAATTCCTTAGAAAGATCTGTGATGGCACCAATAGGATGCTGATCAGGTTTATCTCTATTAATAAGCTTACTATGATCATTAGTTCCACTACTGGGACTATCTGGATCAGCAGGATTCAGATCGTCATAAGGTTTGTCAACAGCAACGCTAATTCTAAATTCAGATTCGGCGGCTGCGTCTTTTAAAGCTTGCATCTGTGCGGTCGAAGTGGGCGGATCAAAGATCATCTTTACTTTGGCATAAATATATGTCTTCACAAATTGGAGACGAGAATCACCAGCAGGAATCAAATCTGTCCAAAGTTGATCGGGTCCATCCACAACAACGCTTCTAGCAGCATCCAAACCAATTTGATAGAGATTTGCTAACTGCGAGTTTATATGCATGATAATGTCAACATCGAAGGGAGTATAATCAGGGGCCGCCCCGATGGCTTTCTTGATGGAAAGCAGAATACTCGACTCGATCTCAGCCTGTGTAAACACGCCCATTAGCGATCCCCTCCTTTCGGTTTTTTCCATGGACAGGTATCGTTAGGTGTACGGTTCAGCACTGGAAATATAGCATTTCGAATGCCACCATAGTGGATGAATCGGTGAGTTCTATTAGAGACGCAAACAACATTATTCTTAGAGAATATTACAGGGTCTCGAGCTTCGATCTGTTCTGGTGTAATTGGATTTATATGGTGAATGATAATATCACTGCTCTCCAAATCATAACCAGGAAGTGCAAGATCACAGCCTTCGTCTCTAATGATAATATCTCTTCGAAACTTTCGCCACTCATCTGAGTGATAGAGAGCCTGATTCAAATATCGAGACCATCCAAAAGTTTCTTCGCCAATGCATGAATGCGTTTCCAAATATTCAACTCTACCAATGTAGTCAGGAATACTAAGAAGCTCAGTATATGTCTTCATCGTACTCCTCCTCATCCATATCACCGTTATACCGTTGCATGGCTTTCATAGCTGCTTCATAAAGTTCGTCCTGACGGGCCTGCGCACGAATATTATCTTTCTTAGCAGATGCCAATTCGACTTGCTCGGCAAGAAGTTTCTTTTCAAGCCGTTCGCGCGTAGATCCAAGCTTTAAATAGTGGGTAATCAACTGAGAGGAAGCAGTTCCATCTCTCAATTGCTGCTCTGCTAGGTCCTCAGCGAGGGAAATAAGATGTGCTTCCCTAGCTTCTACTGACAGGGCTGGACGGTTCTTGATTTTTGTCTTGTCATTAGCAGCTTTTGCCAATGGTTTCTACCTCCTCTCAGATAGATTTAGTAAGTTATAGAACAATTCTGCCCAGAAAAATGCCTCGGGTTTTATGGAAAGAAAGGACGGAAAGACGGATAGGCCATATAGGAGGCAATCTCGGCAGGAGAAAGATCATGGCAGAAAACCCTAAATAACACAGGAGGTGAATCTGTGACCCGAGGCATTTCCCCGAGCAGAATTGTTCTGGCATTTTGACCCCCGGAGAAATTTCTAAG